GCCAAGCCAACGGCAGGAGGCGTATAGTCTCCACCGCCTGCCTGTGCTTCCGTCATGTTCGGGCCAGTCTTCTTTGCTTCTGCAATCTTTGCTTTAAGGTCAAGCGCCATGTATCGTAATCCTAAGTATTAGTGGGTAAGAAAAGAGGGCGTGTAGCCGCTCATATACTGCTTGCGTAAATCAACGCGCAACTTGTCCGCTAGTGTGTCGAACTCGCCAGTAAAGCCGTTCTCCTCCATCATTGAGTTACCGTGTACCGTTACGCTAGGCACGGGTACTGTTACCTTCCATCCGAAGTACCATTCTGTGAAGTCGCTAGCCGCAAGCATGCAAGCATGGAGTAGCGCGGAAGCCTCGTTAAGAACGTCCTTACTAGCATCCATATACAAAGCGTCGTGAACCTGATTAACCAGCAACGCCTTACCGCCAAAGTTCTTACGTGCATAGAATGCGCGAATAGCCAGCCACATAGCAGCCTTGGCCCACTCGCCACCAGCGCCCTGTACCTCGTAGTTAGCAATTTCCGTAGGGCTGAATGACTGCGGCATACCGCCTTGACGAATCAGCCAGCCAGGAGCGGGAGACTCACGGTAGCTGTACACCTTGTTATCAGGTGTAAAGCTGTAGCCCTTGCCAAGCTGGCACATAAGCCCCTTTACTTCCGGGTGCGGTTGGATGTTCTGCGTAGGTCTACGGGACTTCTTAATGCGCTCCTCTTTAGCCTTGTTATACGCAGCCAGTTCCGGGTAGCGAATCTCCTCCGCACGAATCAACGCCTTAACATCTTCAATGTCCATACCCGTGCTATCCGCGATCTTCTGCGCACCAGCACCGTAGGCACGTTGGAAGGAGAACACCTTAGCCTCCGTACGCTTCTTAGGCCACGGCTGCACCTTCTCAACCACGCACAGGCGGTAAGCTTCCTCGTAGGTAATCCCTTCCTTCTGCGAGACGCGCACGCAGTGCATATCTAAACCGGCTTTCAAGTCCTCTATAAGCTGCGTACAGCCAGTCAAGATAGCCTGCACGTACACTTCTAGCGCGGTAAAGTCAGACTGCACAATTTGGCCGTCCACACCAAAGCGGGAGATAAACACCGTCTTAACCTGGCTACCGGACAGAAGCTCTCCGGTTACTTCGTCCATCTGCCCTTTAGGTACGTTCTGGAGGTTAGGATTAGACGAGGAGAAACGCGCGGTTACTGTAGACGTGTGGTTAATGCTGTGGTGAATAATGCTATCGATACCGACTAGCGTAAGCATCCCTTTATACTCACCAGTCTTTTCGTCCAGTGAAATATAATAGGTGGTCAAATCTTTGGACAACTTAGCAACGCTAGCCAGAGTCTTAAGGAACGGGATGTTACGCACACCTAGCAGCGTGATAACTTCCTCCGCCACGGAGTACAGGCCTTCCGTACTACTGGCCCACTCCTCTTTAGGTTCCGTGTGTCCCTTGAACTCGTAGAAGTAGTCACGCATAGCGGACTTAGGCTTAGTCAAGTCGTCACACTTGATGGTCTTAGTCTTGTACTCACCCGCGTTCTTACCGGATAGGAAACGGTGTGCTTCCGGTTGGTGGGCCAAGCGGTTATAGTCCTCTACCGCCATAGTCTTGTAGGTAACTTCTCGCTTGCCGTCTACTACGTTAACGCTAGCAACTTCCTTAAGTACTACGTGCTTCTCCTCCTTCTGCGTGTATGCCTGCGTTCCGTCTTCGTTGAGGATAGGCGTACGCTTAGCATACTTCACCTTACCGCCAAAGATCAGCGGACTAAGGTGATAGCGGTTAGACCAATTGAAATCAAAGGGTAAATCAGAGGGAAGATACTGGCGTAGCTCTGTGGTGATACGTTCAAGTTCAGTCTTAAGCTCTCCAGCTAGCTTAAGCCCTAACTCCTTATTAACGTACATGCCATTTTTTTCCATTTCGATAGTAGCGAGTAAAGACCCGTTGTTCATCAAAATGGACTTAACCTGTCCGCTCTTTCTAGCCTTAGCAAGCTGCCCTAGAAAGATTTTTTCCGTATTGCCGATATCACCTAGCCCTGATTCGTCACCCACTAGGTAACGCATCAATAGGTCTTTATCAATGTCCGGTGTGTCTATCCCGGCTTCCCAAAGTGCGCGGACTTCATCAATCTTTACGTTACCTCCATACGCTACTACTATCTCGTCAAGAGACAGCATTTGAGAACTAGGCTGCATTCCTTGTAGCAGGTATTCCGCTAACTGACAATCCCACACATTACCGCCACGCGCTACGAACTCCATCCAACTATCGTAGTTCTGCGGTTCTTTGATTGCGTACAGAATATCAAACTTAATGTTGAATCCAACTAGCAGGGTTGTATCCTTTAGCAGCTTCGTAAACCAATCAAACGGTCTAGGTCCGCGCCCGAAGTACTCCCCGTAAATCTCTCCGCCCTGTCGCTTCCACCCGGACACAACTACAAAGTTATCAGGGTGGAACGGGCTAGCTTTTCGCTTCATGTATTTAGCGATGCTCGTTTCAACGTCGAAAATGACGTAGGACACAGACTCTCCTAGATGTGACTCCACCCTTTACCGGCCAGAATCATACAAACCAATGATTTAGTTACTCCGAACTTACGGGCAAGGGCGGCGGCGCTAAACTCTTTTGAACGCTTTACGCATGTAGTTCTGATTTCCCGCACCTGTGCAGCCGTTAGTTTTGCGGTTGCGTTAGCCTCTCCCTTCGCTCCGGGTGCCCTACCTCTTTCCTTCTTATCGCGCATGTTGTCTAGGTGAGAACCTAACAGAAGGTGCTCAGGATTTACACAGGGTGGGTTATCACAACTATGGCGAACAGAAAGCCCTTCAATACTTGCCAATGTGCACTTGTTGTGTACGCAGTACGCCCACCTATGAGCACGAACTTTCTTTCTCTCCGTGCCTACCCGGAGCATCCCGTAACCTTTGTCTGTGAACCATCCTCCGGTGTGCAGAATGCACGGCGTATTCAACCCACTAACTCCGCGTACCGATCCAGAAATGCCCGCTTAGCCCTAGACGCTGACATAGGCTCTATGCTTTCCTCCAGCGGCTCAACACCAGCGAACGGGAACCACGCTACCTCGTCCGTTCCGCTAGAACTCTTGTTAGCACGCGGCATCAAATCCCGCTTCTCCGTAACCAGCATCCGCAAATCCGCTTGCTTGATACTAGGATCGAGCGGGAACGGAAGCGCGAACGCCTGGCAGATAACCCGCTCTACCCTGTGCTCTATCACTTTGTACTCTGGGATAAGCTGCTTAAGCGGCGTTGATACGTCGCCTAGGTAAGCCTCCGCTGCATCGTGCAGCAACCCTTGTAGCGCGAACTCAGGAGGGACAATCCGGGACACCGTAACGCTATGCTGCGCGACACTGTAGAAGCAGGAGGTATGGCCAGTGAAGCGGCAGATACGGGATAGCGCGGTAGCAATGTCTACGATAGACACGTCCTTAACTTGCGGGTCAAGGAAATCGAAGTATCGCCCTTGGTACGTTAGGATATTGGGCGTTACCTTTAGCTGTGGTTGCGTCATTTCACCAACGTATAGTCAGGGAACTTAGCTAACATACGCTCTACTCTTTCCGGGTTTTGCCAGTTAAGGTCTGACTGGTAAAAAGTGATTGTCTTGTTAGCTACGTCTTGATTGAACGCCTCGGTTAGATGCAAGCCGCCCAGCTTGTGGTACGTTGCCTTACAGATACCAAAGTCGAAATGCTTATCTACGTACTCCTGCGGAGTGGCACAGTCCCCAATCTCCACTTTATCCAAAAGCATTACTTGAATAGGCTTACCGTCAGCGGCAAATGCGCCTGTGTTGTAGACTACAAAGGCACACGCAGCATAACCGAGTTCGTTATCGGCTAGAACATGGTCCGGATACGCTTCGTACAACTTAATACGAGTGTCAGAAGTGTTCCAGGCGTACGCGTCGTAGTCCTTGATATCCTTCCCAAGCACCGTATCCCGCACGCAGCCACCAGCCAGGATAGCCTCAAACGGAAGCGACTCTAGTACATCATTTAGTTCTTTATAAATCATGACATATCATCCTTGTGTCTAAATCCGAGAAACACAGGATGGCGGGGCGCATCCTTTACGCCGTGGTCGAAGCTCTTAAACTTTGCGAACTGTCCCGTAAGAGACTCACGGTCGTTCCATAGAGTGCGGCGTAGGTCTGCCGTGAATCCTGTACCGATGTTGAATTCGATGCCCTCAGCAGATCTACAACGCAATGCGCCCAGCGTACCTTTGCCGACAAGTCCACTAGCAACGCTGCTACGCTCGGTATTTCCAAGGGCGTTAGTCTTACTTGTATTTTCATTTTTCATTTCCTCCTCAAACCCGATAACCTCCGCCTCCGCATCCGTGAAGCGCTTCACCTTGACTAAGCCGCCCTCGCGTTCCGTGCTGCGTCCGCACTTATAGTGGCCTTGCGGGTCACGAATCATTAGGCCCTCGTAACCACGCTCAAGGAATTGCGCCTCTAGTGTTGCCAAGTCGTCCGCGTTGTTTGCCAGGTGCTGCGAAACTAGGTTAATCCTAGGGTCGTCCGTCATGAAATGCTGCATAGCCGTCTCAATAATCGTGAGGCGTTCCTCGTATTCGGCGCGCGGGTCGTACACGTCAAACACGTAGAAGCAAAAGCTAGGCTCCCCGTCTTTACGCATGACCGCCATACTGTTTTGCATACAGTTAGCGTCCGTCTTGTCTCCTACGACTAACTCACCGTCCAAGCCGTCTAGTACGTCCGCGTGTCTGTCAAAGAACGCCTGTACCTTTTTGTTTGGAATAGGCTTAAGGCTACGGCTATACGCAACCCCGCCAAACACCACGCTGCGGATACCGTCAATCTTTGGCGAGACCCACACGGGGAACTTGATAAGCTCCGGCTTGGTGAGTGTTGCTGCAAGATTGGGGCGGAAACCATTAGGAATACTCATTCCTTCCGCCCATCAAACGCCATACACGCAAGGTCATAGCACCCGTATAACACTAGCGCCGCTCCTGCTACTGCGGTACACCACACAACGCCGCGCACGATTGCACAGAAAATAATCACTGTTGGACCTCCACGGAGAACCCTCTAATGTCTCCCCACACGTCTAGGGACTGGCGCACACACTCGTGCAGTACCTCTGTGTCGCCCTCGGTCCAAGACTCGGTGCTGTCGTCCACGTCAATAGTGAAAGCTACTTTAATTCGGTCCATCATTCTTCATCCTTATAAAGAGCCGCCCATACCTCGTATGCAAGATATGCAGTACCACTAACCATCCACGGCAATTGAATTAGCAGGCATACGGTGTAGACAGCCTCCATAAGGCTACCCATTACGCAATACCTAGGAACTCACGGGAACTCTGCAGCACCTTAGCCAAGCGTTCGATAAACTTACCGGAGTACGCGGGGAACTCGTAAAGGTCTGAAGGGTCTAGCACCTGTGTGCGGTGCATATACCGCATGTCCCACGTACCGAATACCGGGTACATAGTCTCGACAATGAGACCAACGGGTAGCGCGGATACACCAAGGATACGAACTAATGTACCTTTGCTGAGTGCGTGGAGCGGTTGCTCCGGGTCTGTTAAGTCGTCACACTGGGTTTTCACAATCGCATAACGCATTAAGCCTCCTTAGTCTGTAGGCGTTTGGTTTTGATTATCTCGCCCAATTTCGCGCGGTTGATTTCAATGGCTCCGAGTTTGACCGCCCGTACGCGCATTGCCCTGCATACGTCGTAATGGCTGTGTGGTGTGTTGGGCTTCTGGTGCCACTTCCGCGCAACGCCTATCTTGCTTGCCATCGCGTGCAACTCGTCCTCAGTGTCAGCAACCATATGGCACATGACCATACGACCGTACGCGGCTGCCATGTCGTCAACGTAGACACTCATTACTTTTCCTCTTGTGGCATAAGAAGCCGTCCGCGCTCCCCGTCAAAGAGCACTTCGCACTGTGGGGATTGCGGCGCACCTTGCCGCCGTAGTTTAGATTTGGTTACGCCAACGAAGCGGGAGTTTGCGTAGAAAGGATCATTGACAGCACCCAGCGTAATGATTACGTCTGCTGCTCCCTGCTTGCCCGTCTTGCTATCCTTAAGCATAGGCTGAGTCGGATACTGTAGGCCGTCCCCGTCCCCGCTAATCTGTGACGTTGCAATGGCAGGGCAATCGTACTTAACGCCAAGAATCCGCGCCCATCCGTACATAGCCTCTAGTAGCTGGTCCGTACGCTGTCCCCCGTTAAGGGCATCTCCACCAAAGCGAATATTGTCAACCATATCAAAGACGACTAGACCCGGCTTAACCCGCTTAAGTATTTCCTCTACCTCGTAATTCCAGAAGCCGTGAATATCCATGATACGAATTGGCGTACTGCCTACTACAGCCTCGTATTCCTGCTTAAGCGTCCCTGCTGTAGACTTCTTTATTAGGTCCGTGATAGTCGCGTTAAGAGCGCTTTGATACACCCTCTGCACGATACGCTTACCCGGTCCCTCGTTATTTGCCCAGATGATAGAGCGGCCGTGATTCTCCCCGTAGTACGCATTGAACTGTGCTGCCATGTGCGTAATCTCTGAGGCAATCATAGTCGTCTTGCCTTTATCCGGCCTTGCGGCTAACACGATAAAGTCACCACCACGCAAAGGACGCAGAACGGTATTAAGGCAGGGTAGCCGCCAATGCAACCCTCTATCGTCCTTGTCGTCTGTGAGGATAGAATCGATATCCTCGTCAACCCAGGGTAACGCCACCTTCCGGCTATTGTTCTGCTCGAACCGCTCTACTTCACCTCGTAGTGCAGAGTAAAGGTCAATCTCTGCGCCCTCGTTATATTTAGTGAGCAAGTCAGCTACCCGGCTAGCAGCCTCCGCAGATACGAGCCTACCCATAATCCCGCGCTCTAGGTCAGGGTTAGCGTCTCCCGTGAATACGTTCCCAAGAAGCGCTCTATACAAGCTGCGCTGCTCCTCGTTAAGCGTTGGATGCCGCATTAGGAACCATACTAGGAACGGGTCTGCAGTAACTTCGTCCGCTCCCGTTTCCTCCATGTACGCCGCCATATCCCCAAGGATAACCGCTGACTTAACATCAATGGCTGCTTTAGGGACTAGCTTACCCAACCGCTCCATCCGCTCTCGACTTCTAAGCAGACGGAGTAATGTGACTTCAAGCATGGGCGAACTCTCCAAATATCTCTAATGCCGCTCTGTCGTAAGCAGCCTTAGCTTCCTCCGCTGTATCGTAACGCCCTAGATTTGCGGTTGTACCGTCGCGCCGTATCTGTGCCCTATAGCGCTTCCCATCCATGGAGACGCCTTTTATACCTAGCGCACTCCGCGTGCTAACACCCTTGTTCGCCATGTTCTGCGAGTGGGTCGCGGGGCGTAGGTTTCCTCTACGGTTGTTTAGTTTGTTGGTGTCCCTGTGGTCTACCTTAGTTGCGTCAGGGCACAACATTTTGTGCATGTAGAGAGTGCGCTTTACTCCGGCACGCTTAAAGGTAGTTGCCGCGTAACCGTAGCCGCTAATCCACCAAGCGTAACCGGATAACCATTCGTAGTCCGTAGCATCTACGGCAATCTCCTCTCCCTTGCTAGCTTTAATTATCCGCAATCATCCTCCCTTTGGATACTTACACCTTTTAGAGCTAGCGCGGTGCGTGCGTCCTTAAGCTGCGTCTCCAGCGTCCTAATCTGCGCTTGTAATACGGCCTCGCGGTTAATGGCGTCTTGTGCCTTTACGTAGTCTCCATCTGAGCACGGGTCCATCCCGTAGCATCCGTAACAATGCTGCGAGCCGCCGTTAGTACAGTCGAATCGGTCATACACGAATGTCTTGCTCATATAAACTCCGGGTAACAGTCGTTCCGCTTGACTCTAACTCCCGTAGACGCAGGAGTACTGTCTAGGGCTGCCTGCATCTCAGCCAGCTTGTTATAAGCCTCCGCTGCATCGATATCGCATTTCTTCGCACCAATCGCAACGTATGCACCTACGTACCTACCGGCCACTACATCCGGCTCAATGTCAAAGTGCATGGCTAAGGCTAAGCGGGCAATCCGCATTGCTTCTGTAGCGTCCATATGATTTCCTCACGGGGTAATAGCTTAGGGTCTCTGTCAGAGATAACATTCGTAACCTTCACGCCGTAAGCGCGTAAGGTCTTGCATACTTTCGCGGCTGCGGTCTTGCCCGCTGAATCTGGGTCTAACCAGCACGCTACGGGTCTACCGTCAGTGATTATCTGTGATGCTACGTGGGTACTAAGTTTTGTACCAAGCAAACACCAAGCCTCTACGCCAGCACGTGACACCCGATAAGCTGAAAGTAAATCCTCCGTTAGCACTACTACTGGACCGGAACCGAACTTAGCTACTAAGCACGACTTGTCTACGGGAGGATTTAAGTATTTGCGTGGGTTCGTTTTGTCTAGGCTTCGTGCTTGCCAGTAAATGCACGCGCCGCCGCTGTCCACCACGGGCAACACCACACGCTGTAGCCGCTCAGACCATACGATGCCTAGAGCCTCAATCTCTACGTTTGATATCCCCGCCGTGTACAACCAGACGCGTGCAGCAAGCGGCCAGTTCCTAGGGTCTTTATCGCCCGCTGGCGGGGTTTGTGTGCGTGTTGCTTCCCGCTCTACACTGGCAACCCTACGGAGCCGTTCTAGACGCCCTGTGAGGCTTTCCGCAGGCTTTGCTTTCCATCCCTTCTCACCACAGCGGAAGCAGTTCCAACTATAACCCTCGCGTTTGTGATTAACGATACGAGGCTCACCGCTTCCGCAGCCGTGCTGATACTTGCGGTGCGTACCTTCAGGGAGACTTTGCGCGAACGTAACCCAATCATCCTGGCGAGTCTCCATGGTTAGCAAATTCTCCGTGTAACTGTTCTCGTGCGGCCCTGATAGCCACGTCTGCATCTTCCAACGTAGCAAACCGACCTACTTCAATTCTCTTTCCATAAGCCGTTACCCTAGCCCGCCAACACCCATATTCAACTAACCAATGAACGCCCTTCACTCCAGATGTATTACTAGAACTAAGAGCCGCGTTGTGTTGATTCTGTGTGTTTGTTGCTTGCCTTAGATTTGTCCACGCGTTATTACTGCGTACCGTGTCCTCATGATCTACAAAGGCGGTAGGCCACTCCCCAGTCATAAACAACCACGCTAGTCGCTGTGCAGGATACGCCCGCCCGTCTACACGTATGTTTATGTAACCGTCTTCCTTATGCAGGCTTCCCGCCACGTCGCCAACGCGAACGCAGTTAGCAACTCGCATCCGCCAAGTGAATACGCCCGTTTCAGGGCAGTACTCCAAGACTTCCTTAAGTCTGCCCTGAGTTAGCATAGTTACTGCGGAAGTGTTTGGCCGTGCGTTGCGGCTTCTGCTGCCGCGTCCGCTGCAACCTTAGCGGCATCAATCGCGGCTTGGGACTGCGCAGCCTCCAGACGAGTAATAGCGTTCTCGTAAGCCACAACGCGAGCATCGGCCTTATCGACAAGCGCGGCAAGGTTAGCCATGTGGAGACTGATAAGCGCGGCCTTAAGCTTTGCGCCTGCAGCAGCGACAGCGGTAAGGACGGTAAGTGATACGCGGGTAATTTGGTGCATGGTTATTCCTTAATAGTTACGGGAGTGGTTACGCGATTACGACAGCGCGGCCAACGGGTCAGCAGACGCCGCACCAGCTTGGGTAGCATCTTCCGCAACCGTAACGATTGCATCAGGCGAGATAACCAGAATCTCAGCGTCGAACCCTTCCCCGGTCTGCACCTTAATTTTCTTACCCTTCTCCGTCTCCGCGACACCAAGCACAACGCCCGCACGCTGCTTACGCGTCTCGCCACGGCCAAACATGAATTCGATAACGTCACCACTTGCGAGGTTAGCCATAGCGTTACCTGCTGCGGCTGCTGCTTCCAACTCTGCGAGCTTAAGCGTATCTGCTGCGATGCGGGCCTTCAACGATTCGATTGTGAGCTTTGCCATGTTATGTATTCCTAAATAGATTGAGAGGTTTAATCCAATGTTTATAGAACGCCTGCAGCCATACAGCCATGTACACAACGAACAGCGTGAATACGCCGTACTGTCCAGACTGCCAGGAGATATGCAGCCACAGGGGTTGACTCAGGACACCTAGCACACAGGCGTATCGTCTGACGCTGTCCTTGCTGTGTTGACTTAGATATACGCAGAGAACACCCAGTACGCTTACGGCTATTTGTTCGTACACAGCATGAATCTTTCGGCCTTGAACGCGCGGCCGGGAAGCTCCGCAAGCTGAACGTATTCCATGTCTTCGTCATTGCTGATAGCACCCAGCTTGGACACCGTGTAACGCTGCCCTGCTTTGATAGCGAGGAACGTTGCGGGCTTCATGCAGCGAATGGAATCGCCTACTTTAAATTTGGTCATTAGATAGCCTTCAATTCCCGTTGTACCTTCTCGACTACTTCGAAACAGCGGCGTTCAATGTGCTCCTGAACGGTGTACGTGTGGCCCGCGATGCCGTGTTGCAGAATGTATTCCGTGGCTTCGTTGATGGTGAAGCAGGAGACGATTTCCGCACCGTTACAGTTCTGCTTGTCGTGGACGGTGTAGGAGTTGGCGGGCGTAACGATTTCGAAGCGTTCCACTTTATAGCCGCCCAGAGACCCTATGCCTACATACCGTGGATCACCGCAGGACGGGTACTCACTAACTGTATATGTCGCACCTACCGTCAGTAGACGGGGTTGCCCGTCGTTATCAACACACCGCACCTCGTCACCAACTTTAAACTTGCTCATACCGTATCCTCCAGCGTAACTACAGTCTCGCGCTTCACGGTAACGCGCTTAACAATCTGCGCAATCTCGTATGTAACGCCGTTGTTCCCGATAGCCTTAACGCCAGCTTCAGCGGCTTCCAGCGTGGGGTATTCGTAGTTAGCGCCGTTGATTATGAAGGCGATAACAGGGTTAGCGTCCTCGTAGTAGATGTTATGTAGCAGAAAGTTTGGCTCTCCGCTGTCGTCAATAACACCTACATACGGCCCGTCAACGCTGGTTACCCTATAATCGCACCCCTCTACAATATCTAGGGAACTCTTAAGCGCGCGTACCTTATCGCCCTTCTTAAACTTGCTCATGTTCTCTCCGCTTATTTAGCCGTTCAATCTGCTGTCTATTCCAGTACCGCTGAAACTCACGAATCAATGCTGCCTCGTGCGTCCAATGGCGTACACCGATGTAGATTCCGTTAGCTCCGGTCATGCGTACATCCCGCGAATGTAGGTATTGCTGCTGTTAGGCACACAGTTAGAGTCCGGGTAGTTTCGCAGCACTAACCAGCGGTCCCAGCGGGAGCCTTCAATCTGCCAAGTGCTAGACGCCTCGTGATACGAACACTCTTTTCCAAGCTGCCTAGCAAGAGCAACCGCATTTACAAAGGCTGGGGAGTTAAACGTATCAGTCATGCGTGGAACCGTGCCGCAATGCTAAAGAAGCTCTTGGAGTCGCTGCGCATACGCGCCATTACGCGGGCTGCTTCAGGGTGTGCGCGGAGGAACTGGCCTACGCCGTGCTTGCGGTCTACATCGAAGGAACGCGGAGCATTGGGAGTAGTTGCGGTTGTGGTGTTGTTCGTGGTCATGTGTAGTCCTAAACGGCGAGTTGTTTAATTTCGTTGAATGTGAGGCGCTTCGTTACTACCGATTTACTGCGCTCGAAGATTGATTGATACGTACCGTGGAAGACGCGGCCTAGAACCTCTACAACGCTAACGCGGTATCCAGCCTCATGCGCTTCGTTGTGGAATTCACTGGAGTGGAACCAGTCTAGGAGTAGCTGTGCCGTAGCGAAGCCAAAGTAGAACTTCTCTTGCTCCATGCTGCGCTCAAGGTGCGACCATTCCGGCCTAAGCTCGCAGTCTTCGTAAGGGCTAGGCGCGTCGTGAACCGAACCACACCTATAGCCTATCTCAACACCAGCGTACGGACCCTTGCCGCTCTCAGTCTCAACACGGTAAATAATCATTTGTTATCCTAAGTATCTAGGGAAGATTAAAGCCCGCGTCAGGTAGTGAGCAGGCTTAGTAAATGGGGATGGATCAGGTGTGCTAACGAGTCATGCGGGAACAAGTTCAGTGTTCGTACACTCCTCTCCAAGCTCATCACAGAGGTTAATAAAGGACAGCGGACGCACAGCAGCGCCCCCGACATACACCAGCGTGGCCAGCAGGAACGAACCCGCTAGGCCGCTCCTAACTACAGGGCAAATCGTCCTAAAGCCATGCTTCCGAATTACGCCCAGCACAAACCACAGTGGTTGGACTTCAGTTCCGTCCGTATGTGCAAGCCTGAATTTAATTCCATTACTCATTTTGTTTAGTCTCGGTCCCGTTGAGTAAGAAGGCTGGCCCCAGTCTCCTTAACGAACAGTGTCCGTGCTAGGGTGTGTTTTTCTTTATCCCTAGCAACGCATCGATTTCCGCAGGCAACTTACCCCTTGGACTGCTCTCCGCGTCTCCGATCATTTATCCAGTTATCGCCTATCACTAGGACTTACGCGCCTGGCTGGTATGCCGTCACCGTGTCGCTACTTCTACTGCGGTACACCTGTATCTGGCTTAACTGGTTGCGCTAATCGGTCGCCTGCCGAAAAGTACCCGGTGCCTCAAGGCTACATGCCCGGTAACTCGCCTATCACATGCACAGCAATTTCAAAATCTCTACCACTGGTACGTCTTACCTTTGGAACCCTTACCGCGCTTTCAGCCTTGGCTTACTCGGCGTTCTCGTGATTCGTTGGCATGGATCGAAATGTACGCGTCTTGCTGTGTTGTGTCAAGGACTTTGTGCTGTCCCTGACTACTCCGTGGCGCAACCCGCCTAGAACCATCAGACTGTTAGAGTCCTGGACAGTGTAGAGTCCAGGACACAACCCTACGTAAGACGCGTAGGGATTACCTGACAGCACTGTAGGGAAGTCCTTACTGTATGCCTCATTACGGATAGCTAACCCCCGATCAGAAGCCGTAAACCCGCCTAATTCTGTCACTGTCCCCAAATTATTGTTGACACATATAAAGCACCCGTTTAGACTGCTGCAAACAGGGAGAACAATACTATGGCGACTATCAGCGAACGCAAGAGCCAGCACGGCTCAAAGTGGCAGGCAAAGGTTAGACGATTGGGACACCCGACGTACTCGCGCACATTCGACACTAAGGAAGACGCGGAGATTTGGGCCGAAGATAAGGAAGCATCCCTAAATGCAGGCCAAGACCAGCTAACGGACGCTGCGGAGCTACTGTCAGTAGGTGACTTGCTCTCTATGTACAAAATGAGCATGCCGGATAAGGTGCAACTTCCTGTAGCCGATATGGCTAAGTCTAGCCTGTGGAATATGATAATCACGGATGTACAGCCGGAGGACGTTACCGCGTTCTCAGCAGAACCTAACGAAGTCACCGCAACGCTACAGGCTGCTATCGAGTACGCACGTAGGGAGTTCGATATTCGCCTAACCCGTAATCCGGTAATCGCAGCTTACGCCAAACAGACCCAAACTAGAGAACGTAGAATTCCCGATTATGAGGAACAAGCTATCCTAGCCGAAGCAGCTAATACACGTGGTGGTTATCTCAGAGACGCCATAATCGTTGCGTTAGATACAGCATTAATGCAGCATGAGATTATCAAACTAGACTGGTCTGATGTGGACCTAGATAACAAGGTAATCAGAGTTAATGGTAAGGCTGGCGTTCGTGTAATCCCGATTTCAGACCGACTATTAGAAGTCCTTAAGAACAGAGGTATTAAGGCTAACGGTCTCGTATTTGACGGCGTATCGTCTATGGCGTTGCAGCGAGCATTTATCCGTACTGTGGAACGCGCCAAGATTGCTGATTTACATTTCAACGATCTTAGATACGAAGCATTATGTCGGATGCTTGCTCAGGGATTATCTATGCAGCAACTTTGGAGCATCATTGGAAGCAAGACTTTGCACCCGCTAGCGAGGATTCTGGGCACTTCTGAGTAAGCGTGTTCTGTCCCCACGGATCACACGCCCAGCATGCGATACAGACGAAAACACGAAAAAGCTACTGCGCATGGGAGAGGAACACCCCTTCCCGTGCGGTAGAGTTGCCCGTCGAACTCCCAGGCAAGTGCGAGGCTAGCCCATTAATTCAAACCTACATCAAGATGAGTAACCTGTAGTCTATTGCATTTAAGTGCCGCTGCGCTGGACTCACCTTCCGTTAGGATTAATCTATGACCAAGAATAAATATAATCCTAAACATACCAGATTAACAGGTAATGCTGGTGTATCTCAACGCCTAAGAATAAGACTTAGAGATAACTATACTTGCTGTAAGTGTAAGAGAATAACTCCTACTGGTGAAGTAGACCACATTATAGCATTAGACGATAATGGTACTAATGATGATGATAATCTACAGTACCTATGTATAGAGTGTCATAAGCTAAAGACTGCTACAGATAGACAGTACACTATAAAGACTGGTAGTACAGTAGATGGATTACCTACTAATCCTAATCACTTCTGGAATATTTAGTATTCCAAATTAATACTCTTTGCCAAGAGAGTACCTTCCACATTCCTTATTGTAAGAGCCTACTAGTGTGGACTAGTCTTGGCAGCTTCTACTATGTAGATGAGGCTTTTACAGTAAGGATTATCTATTAATATAATGCAACTCACACAAGATAAACTTAAAGAACATCTATCCTATGATCCTAATACAGGTATATTCATATGGATTAAACCTAAAGCACGTAGAACTAAAATAGGTAGTATTGCTGGTTCACCTGTGGTTAGAGGTGGTTATCTGTCTATCATGATAGATGGTATCAACTACTCATGCCACCAACTAGCATGGTTGTACGTCTATGGTTACATACCAATCGTGTTGGTAGATCATAAGAACACAATACCAACAGACAACCGTATTGATAATCTCCGGTTAGCTACCAAGACACAGAACGCCTGCAACGCTAAGACACCTAGCACCAACACTACAGGTGTTAAAGGTGTATATGTTATTAAAGGTAAGTATGTGGCTCGTGTTACTGCTAATGGCAAGACGTACTCATTCGGTTGTCATAGTACGTTAGATGCTGCAGCTACCGCTGTACGTGCAGGTAGAACCAAGCTACATGGTGAGTATGCTAACCACGGCTAGTCTGTGGTTGGTTCTCCTGTGGTTATGCATCAATCAAATATAGATACGAATGAATCTCATTAGCTAGACAGATGAGAACCAATCTCATTCATACGCAGATGAGAATGTGTAGCAATACGGGGGGTGGATGCGAATAGATCGCATTTAGCCTTGGACATCGACAGATCGAACTGATTCAGCGCTAAGTCCTCAAAAAGCAAACCGAATTCCCTCCTTTCGTTAGGAATGCTCCGTATTCGCTCTAGGATCGCCTGTAACGGGCTAGAACACCCGTTTGGCTACCTGCATACCAATTCCGGCCAGAAAGCCACCAAGGGGCTGTAAAGCAGTCCTACGCATACCGGCCTACCAAGGCGTTATCCGTAGGTCTATTGTGCGCGCACGCGCGTAGCCCATTATATAGGAGTCCTTATGACTAGAGTCCGTTCGGACTCGGTAACTACCGCAGTCGCAGCAGCACAGGCAGCAGCCCTAGGACCGATACGCCCACCTTCTCACATTGACCTACCAGACGAGGCTATCCCCTTCTGGAACGCGATTGTAGAGGCTAGGGCTAGCACCACGTGGAATCCTGCCGACTTAGCTCTAGCGGCTACCTTGGCTCGCACGCAAAGCGGGATTAATAGGTTGCTCAATGAGATTGCGAAGGAAGGCGATACCCTGGTTAATGCCAAGGGCACTGTTACGCTTAACCCTAAGCATAACCTGCTTGAAGTAATGACCCGTAGAGTTATCGCGTTGTCCAAGGCTGTCCATGTGCATGCGGAGGCTACGCAAGGGCGCAGCCGGGATGCCGGTAAGAAGCTAACTGTAGAAGTAGAGGCGCGTGAAGTTGAGGACGACCCGTCTATTCCTAGGTTGCGTGCGGTTTGAAGAACCCGTATCGATGTGGCCCAATCCCGAAATTACGGGAATGGCGTGGCCTGCCTTACGATGATTTGACCCGCGCCGAACAGGCTATGTACTTCGTGGAACGCAATTGCGTTATCCCTGAAGGGGCCTTAGTAGGACAGAAGGTAAAGCTAGCCGACTTCCAGGAAGCATTCCTATACTCGGTCTATGACAACGTTGCGATTACACGCCGCGCGCTATTCTCCATCGCACGCAAAAATGCAAAATCAGCAACGATTGCATTTATCCTGCTAGTCCATTTGGTCGGGCCTGAAGCTAAGCTAAACAGCCAGATTGTTTCCGGCGCTATGTCAAGGGATCAGGCTGCGCTAGTGTTTAGTCTGGCCTCAAAGATGGTTCAGTTATCCCCATCTCTACAAAAGCGAGTCAGTATCTTGCCCTCCGGTAAGCGCTTGGTAGGTCGGGAATTGAATGTAGAGTACCGCGCGCTATCTGCTGAAGCCAAGACGGCCCACGGCCTTAGCCCTGTACTGGCAATCCTAGACGAGATTGGGCAGATAGTAGGGCCGCAGTCAGATTTTATTGATGCTATCACCACGTCACAGGGCGCACACGCTAACCCGCTCCTAATCGCCCTTAGCACGCAAGCTGCGTCAGATGCGGACTTGCTCTCTATCTGGCTAGACGACGCTGAAGCGAGCGGAGACCCGCGCATTGTGTCTCACCTGTACTGTGCGGACGAAAACGCGGAGTTAGACGATAAGCAGGCGTGGGCTGATGCTAACCCGGCTCTTGGTCTATTCCGTTCGCTACCGGACCTAGAGGAGCAGATGAAGCAGGCGGCCCGTATGCCGTCTATGGAGAACACTGTACGGAACTTGCTGCTAAACCAGCGCGTATCCGTCAATTCCCCATTTATCTCCCGTGATGTTTGGAAGGCTAACGCAGCTATACCCTTACCGTTTGACCGACATACGCCCGTCTACGGCGGCCTTGACTTATCGGCACGTACCGACTTAACCGCGTTGGTGCTGGTGGGCAAGGTAGCGGGCATCTGGCAAGTACACACGTACGTATGGACGCCTGAAGACGGGCTTAAAGACCGCTCACACAAAGACCGCTCACCCTATGACGTATGGGCTAAGCAAGGCTACATTCGGACGACTCCGGGTAAGACGGTGGATTATGAGTACGTGGCCCGCGACATTGCCGAAATTTGCTACGGCCTAAGCATCCACTCTATAGCGTTTGACCGTTGGCGAATCGATCTTCTAAAGAAAGAGTTCGCTGATATAGGCATCGATACCGAGTTACCGGCTGCAGAAGGCGGCTTGCTGCCTCTCGTGGAGTTCGGACAAGGTTTCATGTCAATTTCCCCCGCTATGGATGTGTTGGAAGAGTGGCTACTTAACTCCCAAGTTGCTCATGGTATGCACCCCGTTTTAACAATGTGTGCTGCTAACGGCGTAGTAGTCAAAGACCCAGCGGGTAATCGTAAGTTGGATAAACAGAAAGCCACAGGCCGTATTGACGGAATTGTTGCCTTAGTTATGGCTGCCGGTGCGGTTGTACTCGCGGCAGGAAATGAAGATGTTGGCGTGCCAATGGTTTATTGACCTAGAGGACGGATGAAAACAGAAATTACGCAGGCGTACCTCCGGGAAGTATTCAACTATTGCCCCGATACAGGTGTATTGACGTGGCGGATAAAGGTAGGCAGCAAAACGGTAGTGGGACAGCCCGCAGGCGTTGTAGATACTACTTGCGGGTACATCCGTGTAGGTCTGGCGGGAGGCAAATATCAGGCGCACCGCCTCATATGGCTGTACATGACTGGAGAATGGCCCACGTCCTGCATTGACCATAAGAACTTGGACCGTGCAGACAACCGCTGGGACAACATGAGACCCGCCACTAAGGCGCAGAACATGTACAACCTGCCTATTTCCCGCCACAACACATCCGGTATTAAGGGTGTTGGCTGGAGCAGAACAAAAGGAAAGTGGCGGGCCACTATTTCTATCAATAACAAGGCTAAGCACCTAGGCTACTTCTCGGACTCCGCGTTAGCGGTAGCCGCGTTGCAAGCATACCGTGAAAGCCTCCACGGAGCATTTGCTAATCATGGCTAGCACTACAGCATTTTCCGCTATCACCATCAAGTCACTTAATGAGGATTCCAGAGAGATTGAAGGGATGGCGTCTACCCCTGCATTAGACAGGGTTAAAGATATCGTAGAACCCCTTGGACTCACCTTCGCAAAGGACGCGCCCCTTCTTCTGAACCACGACCACCATTCCCCGGTAGGCACGGTTCAATTCGGAGCGCCTACGGAGAAGGGTTTACCTTTTCGCGCCAAGATTGCCAAGGTAGACGAAGCGGGGGTTGTAAAAGACCGCTGCGATGAAGCATGGCATAGCGTCAAGAGCGGTCTTATCAAAGCCGTTTCGATCGGGTTTGTACCAGATGAGTATGAACTACTCGGAGAGGGTAAGGGCGTGCGCTTCACAAAGGCTAACGTCCACGAACTGTCGCTAGTCGCAATCCCGGCTAACCCGGAAGCAGTAATTACCGCGTTCAAGAGTCTTGCATTAGCTGAGACTGCGGAAGCGGTCGAAGTAACGGGCGAAAAACCCGTAGTAGAAGCGGCAGCGGTGGCTACCACTGTCGAAACCACCGTTGTAAAAACCCCGCGTCTGGTCAAGCTTGACCTTTCGTATCGTAAATATTAAGGACTACAAATTGTCTATCGCTGAAAAAATTAAAGCCCTTACGGCACGTTTGGCACAAGCTGAAACCGCACGTAACGACCTCGTTATCAAGTCGGTTAATGGTGATGTTGCGCTTACGGACGAAGAAGTTACCGCGTTTAACGGTTTCGAAAAGGAACTGACGGACGGCGCTGCTGAACTTGCACGCCTTAAGACGGTGGAAAAGTCGATGGCTGCTCAAGCTGTCGCGGTTGCTACTGTTAGCACGACCAGCGTTGACCCCGTTATCACGGTCAAGAGCAACGCCCCCAAGGGTTCGGCCTTCACTCGCACCGCGATGATTCTGGCTAAGGCACAGGGCAACCTGGCAGTTGCTAAGAGCCTCGCTGATGAGCACTACAAAGACGACCATATCGTTAATGGCATCGTTAAGTCTGCGGTCGCTGCTGGTTCGACGCAAGTCGCGGCATGGGCCGGTAACTTGGTGTACCCGGAACAGTACGGCGGCGATTTCATCGAACTTCTGTACCCGCAAACCGTGGTTGGCCGTCTGTCGCTGAAGAAGGTTCCGTTTAACGTCCGTATCGCTGGTCAGACGGGTGGTAGCTCGGTGGGTTGGGTTGGTGAAGCTGCTCCGGCTCCGGTTACGTCCGCAGCGTTTAACGCCGTGTTCCTGACGTGGAGCAAGGTCTACGCTATCTCGGTCCTTTCGCAAGAAATCATTCGGTTTAGCAACCCCGCTGTAGAATCGCTCGTACAAGCTGACTTGCTGAAGGCTACCGCACAAGGTATCGATACCACGTTCCTCGGTTCGGCTGCTGCAGTGGCTAACATCTCCCCGGCTGGTATGCTCAACGGTGTTACGCCGGTTGCTGCTACGGGTTCGGATTACGAGTCGCTTCGTAAGGACGTGCAAGCTGTGTTGGCCCCGTTCATTGCGGCTAACTACAACCTGCAATCGGCTGTCTTCGTTATGTCGCCAGCCCGCGCTCTGGCTATCGGTTCGATGCTTACCCCGCTGGGTGTGCTCGCCTTCCCGACCCTGACGATGGACGGTGGCTACTTGATGGGCGTTAAGGTTATCACGTCGAACAACGTTGCAGCTAACGTTATCGACTTGTTCATTCAAGACGAACTGTTCCTCTCGGAAGATGCAGGCCCGCAGATCGACATTAGCACGGAAGCAAGCATCATTATGGATAGCGCTCCGGGTACTGGTGGCGGTTTGACTGCACAACCGACTTCCATGTTCCAGAACAACATGGTTGCAATCCGCATTGGTCAATTTATCAATTGGCAGAAGCGCCGCACGTTGGCTGTTGGTCAACTCTCTGGTGTTGCGTACGGTTCGTAATCAAATGCCCGCGTAATTGCGGGCTAATTCTTTAGGAATCCTATGGCATTCAAACCCCGCGATATTTTGCCGATCTACAACGCGCAAAAAGTAGGACTTATCGTACTTCAGTTTAAGGGCAGCGCTCCTGACGTAGCTGTAGGCGTCAACGGAAGCATTGCACTCGATTCGATGGACGGTAAGCGGTACGTAAAAGCTGCAGGCGCTTGGACGCTTGCTAGTGTTTAACTGATTAGCTTGGAGGGCTTATGTCCAACACAATTAGGGTGCAAGCCCTCCGCGATGTTCAGTTCTATCCGCCGCTGCTTAAGGGCGAAACAAGAGAATACAGCCCCACGGATGCACGCGCACTTGTCGCGCTAGGATGGGTAAAAGAAGTATCACTTACGGAAGATGAGCCTAAGCGCGGCCCAGGTCGTCCGAAGAAGACGGCGTGAAGGTCTGTACGAAGTGCAGCCTAGAGAAAGACGAAAATAACTTTTCTCCGCACCCAAAGGCAAAGGGCGGTCTTCGCCCTGTTTGCAAACCCTGCAGAAGTATCGAGTCTAAGCTTTACGCAGAGCGAAACAAAGAGAAGGTTTATCTTAGCCGTAAAGAGTACCGGGAACGCAATGCTGCTGTTATTGCTAAAGATAAGCGTGAATACCACGCCGCTAATTCTGCGGTCATTAGCAGTAAGGCTAAAGAGCGTTACGTCCTTAATAGAGAGCACCGACTAGCCTATCAAGCTACACTTAGAGTAACTGACAGGGACGCCATTCTATCTAGGGAGGCTGCATACAGAAAGGCCAATCCAGAGAAGCGCCGCGCAGCTATCGCTAGGCACCGGGAGGAGAACCCGTCCTTGTACGCGTCATATTCCAGAAAACGGGTTGCAGCTAAAAAGAACGCACTGCCCGCGTGGGCATCCGAGACAGCGTGCAGGCAATACTACATGCTAGCCGGTTATCTCTCGCGGGAGCTAGGTATCCCCTTCCATGTAGACCATAAAGTACCGCTGCAGTCAAATCTTGTCTGTGGCCTACATAATGAATTTAACCTTAACGTAATGCTCGGTTCGTGGAATATCGCGAAGGGCAATCGTACATGGCCGGATATGCCGGACAGGGAGACGGCATGAAACTATTTGGGCTGAGTATTAATAAGGGGTACTTCCGAAGGAAGCCCGGTAAAACCCCGCTGGGTGTTGGTCTGTCGGCCACCATGTTCCCAGGCGGCGACGGCCTATTCGTAAGGGAGCCGTATACAGGAGCTTTTCAGGAGAACAAGAGTCTTATCGGCCAGAACGGGATGCTTGCCTCCGGCCCCGTCTTCGCATGCGTAGACCTTATCTCCTCCGACATTTCCAAGCTGCGTATAAAGTACGTTAAGCAGATCGATGCAGTCTGGCAGGAGTCGCCCGCACCCCGTTACACGAAAGTACTGAACAAGCCTAACCATTACCAGACACGTCAGCAATTCATTAAGCTGTGGCTGTCGAGTAAATTGCTCTGGGGTAACACGTACGTTCTTAAGACTAGAAATTCCATTGGTGCCGTTATCGCTATGGAGATTCTTAACCCGCGTTACGTTATACCTATGGTTGCTCCGGACGACTCGATTTTCTATCAAGTCACAATGTCGCCCTTGCAAGTATCCCCGCTAGAGGCTGTCGTAATTCCGGCCAGTGACATTATTCATGATCGCGGCATCTGCCCGTGGCATCCTCTTGTGGGTGTGTCTCCGCTGGTAGCTTGCGCGGTCTCCGCTACGATGGGGAGCAACATTGCGGTTAATTCTGCTGCGTTCTTTGGCAACGCCGCGCGGCCTTCTGGCGTACTCACGGCACCCGCCCAAATCTCAGCGGAACAAGCCGCAGCAGCTAAGACCGCTTGGGCTACTGCACACTCAGGCACAGGTACGGGAAGCGTAGCCGTATTGGCTGGTGGGCTTGCCTATTCGCCCTTGACTATGACTAGCACGGATGCACAGCTTATTGAGCAGCTTAAATGGTCTGTGGAAGACATCGCACGTTGCTATCACGTACCCTTGCATAAGCTAGGCGCTGAGACGGCATCGCGCCCTGCAGCTAGCGCGGCAATCTACGAAGGCATGTATTACAGCGATTGCTTGCAAGCTCACATTGAGGGCTTGGAGCTACTTCTAGACGATGGTCTAGGCGTTCCCGATGGACAAGGAACGGAGATTGATACGAACGGGCTTATGCGTATGGACGCAGCCGCACAGCACGCAGCCAATGCACAGGCTGTTAGCTCCGGCGTTATGTCGCCTAACGAAGCACGCGCTACGGTTGGTCTTCCTCCTGTTGAGGGTGGCGAGACTCCTTACCTCCAGGCCCAGTGGATTCCGCTGTCTATGCTTAAGGAACGGCAAGCTATTACGGATGCTTCCGGCGGCACTACTACGCCAGCAGGAGAGACTATGAAGCCTGCAGATAAGCCCGCAAAGAAACCTACGGCTAACGCTACGGAGGGCGATTCTAATGGCTGATTTAGTAACCCTAGCGGAAGCTAAGTTTCACCTTCGTATTGACGACACGTTCTCTGATGTAGACCTCGCGGAGAAAATCACGCAAGCCAGCGATATCGTTACGGATTACGTTGGCACTACCGCAGCGGACGGAAGTACACCCGCTGATTGGGACGAAACCACAGTACCGCCTCGCGCTAAGCTCGCAACCCTCTTAGTACTGGCTACGATCTACGCTAGCCGTGAGGGATTCGACGACCCGCTAAGTGTGGGTGCTGTCTGCCTGCTCGCTAGGCTCCGCCCGGTTGTGTTCGCATGACTACTCCCGGCCAGAAGAAACGACAAGGCTCCGGCATCCTTGCGGGAGACCTTAACCTTAAGATTTCCCTGCAGCGCAAATCCTCCGGCAAAGACGAATTAGGCCAGCCCTTAGAAGTCTGGACGGAGTACGCCGCCGTGTGGGGCAAAGTCCTCACGCTTAAGGGCATTGAGAAAGTAGCGGGCGGAATGCAGATCGACAAGGGTAACGCAAGTATCCGCATTCGTTGGCGCACGGACGTTAATAACGGTGACAGGGCTATCGCTCAGAACGTTATCTACAACATTGCGTCAGTCCTACCTAATGTCGATTCACGCGAGTTTGTGGATATGGCTTGCACTGAGAACGCTAATGACGGCTGAGTCTATTGTCTACGGCGCGCTGTCCACACTAGCTGGTGGGAATGTCTTTCCAGATATAGCCCCCGCTGCAACAGTAGCGCCTTGGTGTACGTATCAATCGGTAGGCGGTCAATCTTTCTCCACCATTGACAGCGTAACTCCTGTAACGCGTAACTCCCGCGTGCAAGTAACCGTGTGGGCTAAGACTCGCTCACAGGCTGCTAGCATCATGGAGCAAGCATTCCAAGCTTTAGTAAACCCCGTAGTAAAGGCAGTACCTATTGGTGCGCCTGTTAGTACCTTTGAACCGGACACACTGCTGTACGGATCCTCTTTAGACTTCAGCATCACATTTAGGAATACATAATGAGTTCTACCGCACAAACCGCACAAGGTACAATCGTAGCTATCGATACTGGTACTTCGGGTACGCCTGTATTCACCACTATCGTTAACATTTCCGACATTAGCGGATTCGATGGCAAGGCAGCAGAGATTGACGTTACGGACCTTAGCTCTACCGCTAAAGAACGCCGTCTTGGTCTCCAAGATTGGGGCCAACTTACGCTTACCGCCAATATTAACCTCTCGGAACCTAGCCATTCGGCGTTGCTCGCAGCTAAGAAAGCAGGCGTTGAGAAGTCGTTTAAGGTCACGTTGTCGGACGGCACGTTGATTGCGTTTAGCGCGTTCGTTGCATCGTTCCCTATCGCGGCTAAGGTTGACGCTGTTTATACCGGCGCTATTGGTCTTACGATCACGGGCGACATTTTGATTACTCCGGCTGGCTAATCTATGAATAAAGAACAACTTTTCGCAGCACTCGAAGCCGAAGTTAAGGCTGTGGAAGTCAAGGCCGTTAATGCGGTCTTGTACTTTAAGGTTCTTACGGGTAAAGCACGTGACGAATTCCAGGCGCTTATTAGTGCTGGCGATAAGTCCGCTAGTCACTTTGAGGCTGCAATCGTAGCCGCTACCGTGGTTGATGCTGACGGTACGCCTACCTTTACTTCGGATGACGTTGCTACGCTGCGTACTAAGTCCGCTGCTGCTGTATCGGAAATTGCCGCTAAGGCACTTGAGGTAAATAAGATTGGTGCTGATGCAGAGGAAGCTGCTGCAAAAAACTAACAGCGAGTCCAGAGCGCTTATTCTGGTTCCGGCTCGCTAAAGAGTTACACAGCACGGTAGCTGATTTGCAATTGCGCATGTCCAGCGCTGAGTTCGGGGAGTGGAAAGCATACTACTCCCTAGAGCCATTCGGGGATCGTATCGATGATATCCGTATGGGTACTGTCGCTAGTGTAGTAGCTAACGTTAATCGAGGTAAAGATACGCCGCCATATAAGCCTAACGATTTCATCCCGTGGGCACAAGAGCATGAAATAGCGATAGAGGACAAAGCACCGTCCGCAGAGGCGATCGCGGTATCCGTGTTCGGTATAAACCTTGCTGAAATAAAAAAGAGTGGCGCTAAGACCGTAACTATTAAACGACCCAACTAGGAATCATATGGCTAAGACCTTTAGCGTTACTAACCCTGATGTATTTAAGAATGCGATTGCTGGGCTAGATAACGCTGGGTCTGAGTCTACCTTACGCAAAGCTGCTGCGGCTGGCGTCACTGTGTTTAAGGATGAGGTAGCTTTGCGCGTACCAAGGGATACGGGGGACCTAGCAAAAGGTCTGTCTGTGGCCTACATCCCGGAGGATAGCGTTAAGGGCAAGATTGCCACTTACAAGGTTCTCTTTGTTGGCGACACCACTACTAATAACTCCTACTACAAGCCTAAGAAGGGTAAGGGGAGTTATCGCAACGTTACGCGGCAAGCCCTGGCGGGATGGCTAGAGAACGGCGCATCAAAGCGCCCGGCACATCCGTTTGTACGTCCCTCTTTTGAGGCAATGAAAGATAAAGCCGCAGAGGCTAGTAACGCAGTCATAGCGGAAGCGCTTAAGGGGAACGGCAATGGGAACAAGTAATAACAACTCAACTATCGTTTACTCCGTAGACGCTACCGGGTTTGAGGCGGGCGTAAATAAGATTAAGGCGGGCGCTGCCACTGTCAACGCTGCGCAAGACGCAATGGCCAAAAAGGCTGCGTTAGTAGACGCTGCTATGAAGGAAGCTGCTGCTAACGGGTTTGACCTAAACGCACGCGCGGCTAATAGACTCGCCTCAGAGTACATCCGGCTTAGCGACACAGCGGGTAAGACGCAAGCGCAAATACTTGCACAGCGTGCTGCAGCTAACGGCGTTACTAGTACGTTCGCTAGTATGGGTGAGCAGATCGCGCAAGCATCAGAACACACACACGGCTTTAATCTAAACACCATGTCCGCTCGCCGTGAATTGCTGGTGCTGGCGCACGAGGCATCGCAAGGTAACTGGACAAAGTTCGGCGGCTCGCTTGGTGTGTTGGCGGAACGTACGGACGCGCTTAGCGCTATCCTGTCCGCAGCGGGCCTAGGTGTAGGCTTGTTTGCCGCAGCAATCACATTCGCTGGTGTCGAGCTTTACAAGACTGCTAACGCCATTGACGCTTTACAAAAGTCGTCCGTAGCCACTAACGGCTATCTTGGTCTCACGAAAGACCAACTAACCGCACTCGCAACACAGCTTGCCCCGACTAACGGCGGCCTAGTGGAAGTGAGCGGCACTCTAGCCGCTCTGGTAGGTTCGGGGCAAGCATCCGCAGAAACACTGTCCACTCTTACCGGCGTGGTTACGCAGTTTGGTAAAGATACTGGCCTTACTGCAGACAAGGCCGCTGAAGCATTCGTTAAGATGCTCGAAGACCCTAAGAAGGGTATCGATGAGCTGCAAGCTAAGTACCATACGTTTAGCGCTGCACAAATCGAAGTTATCGAAGGCTATATTAAGACTGGCGATACAGCGCAAGCTACCAAGGCGTTTATTGACGCGGTAGCGGACTCACAGCACCGTATGGCTGAACAAGGTACGCAAGAGGTAGGTATCCTCGCACGCATCTGGAAAAGCTTCTCTGACGCAGCAAAGCAAGCCGGAGATAATTTTGATCGTATCGGCGTGGCCGCATCAAACACCCAGAAGCTAGCAGAGGCAACGCAGCGGCAAGCGGACGCGCAGCGCAATCTAGCGCAGGCTAAGGCTATGCCATTCGGTAACGTAGGCTCTGCACAGGCTGAGATGGACGCGGCTAACGCACAGGTAGCGGCACTACGGAAAGTACAAGAGGCACAGCAAAAAATAGCAGACGAGAATGCTAGGCGGGCTAAAGAGGGTAATGCACAGGTAGCGTTGTCTAACTACCTAACGGACACTTCACACGCGGGTCCGGGTAAGCAAAGAGATGCAGAGTTAGCGGCTGAAAATGCAAAGTGGGCAAAGTTAGCGGACGTGGTAGACAAGGGCAGTAAGGAGTACCAGCAAGCCCTTAAAGACCACTACGAGACTATTGACACGATCAATAAGCAGTACGCTGCGAAGACTAAAGTACACGCAGCACACTCTAACGAGGGTGGGATTAATGCGGAGATTACCCGCATTGCTGGGCAGAATCAGCTAATAGAACAAGAGGAAAAGCGGTCTGAGACTGTGCTTAAGAGTCAGCGGGACGCTGGCCTTATCGATACCACTACGTATTTCCAGAAGCTACATGACCTGCAGGCTAACGCACTAGATCAAGAGATAGCTAACGCATCTAAGCGTGTGGATGTAGCAGCCGCCAAGAAGCAGAAGTCTGCGGAGGAAACCGCGCTTAAGGACTATCAAAGTCTGGTAGCGCAGCGCGTGGCCGTAGAGACAAACTTTACGGATTCGGTTACGAAGTACGGCGCACAGCGTGCAGCTAACGTGCAGAAGTTCTCCGACCAAGAGAACGCGTTACTAGCCAAGCAACAAAGCGGCTACGACGCCACCAACGCACAGCAGTTTATGACGCAGCAGGAGAAGACTAACTACGCGGCACGTAATAGCCTGTTTGCGGCCTTTGAGAAGCAGCAGGACGCACTTAAGCAGCAATACGAATCACCTACAGCGGACAAAGCGGAGTACGCGCAAAAGCTCGCCAAGGCTAACGATTACTACGTGAGCGCTCAGGCACAGCTAGAGACTAACCTCGCATTTCAACAATCGGTTAGGGAGAGCTACGACGCACAGTTTAAGTTAGCCCTACTGGATCAGACAGGGCAGACCTTGACTAACGCGGAGCTTATGCGTTCCGGTATGGACGCAACGTTTAGCGATATGTCTAACGCTCTCGAAACCTTCGTTACTACGGGTAAGTTTAGCTTTAGTTCGCTCGCGTCTAGCATCCTGTCCGACCTCGCAAAGATTGCCCTTAAGGCAGCGGAGACGCAAATCTTTAACATGGTAGCTAGCTCGTTTAGTACGGGTGGGCCTGTGTCTGGTGTCGGTGGTGCGCGCAGTTTTGCTACTGGTGGATTTATCAGCGGTGCTGGTACGGGCACAAGTGACAGCATCCCGGCCATGCTCTCGAATGGCGAGTACGTTGTAACCGCAGCCGCAACTAAGAAGTACAGCGGTCTACTCCACGCTATCAATAGCGGCAAGATGGCGCACTTCGCAAGCGGTGGCGCTGTCGGTTCAGTGGCTAGCTCTAGCACGTCTGCAACTAGCGGGAATACTCCTGTTAGCGTAACCGTGAATAACAACGGTAACGGTGGCGGCTTGGATGATAAAGACGCTGCTGATTTGCACGCTATGGTACAGGCATTCGTAGATAAACGGCTAGCCCAGAAGATGCGCGGCCAGGGCGGCTATGGCTATCAGCTTCGGCATAACCAAATCTAATTTTAAGGAGGGACCATGGCAACTCCCGTATTTACGTGGCAACCCTCTTTGGAGATTGTTGGCACTACGAAGTATGTAGTACGCACGGCACAGTTTGGAGATGGGTTTTCACAGAGTGTCGCAGACGGTATCAATAACCAGATGGACACCTTCCCGCTTACCTTCTCCGGTTCCGGCGCAAAGATTAGCGCTATCAAAGCGTTCCTAGATTCTACTAAAGGTTTCCAGTCTTTCTTTTGGACAGCGCCCCTTAGAGCACAGGGTTTGTTCCGTTGTGACACTCCGACTATCCAGCCGCACGGGGCGGATTCCTACACGCTTACCGTTAACTTTACAGAGGTTTTCTCCGCATGACAGCACTACAAAAAGTAAATCTAGGTACTGCTCCTGCTGGCGTTGACGGGGACGCAGTTCGTACAGCGTTCATTAAAGATAACGCTAACGTAGACGTGTTGAATTCTCAGACCTTCCTAACCAGTGCTACGCTGATTACCTCCGCACAGGCGTTGACTACAGCACATATCGGTAAGCGGGTAAATATCAATCTTGGGTCTCCTGGTACTATTAACCTACCCGCAGCGTCTACGTGTGCTGCCGACCAAGTAACCCTGCTGCGTAATCTGGGAACTACTGTAGTTACCTTGGCTATTACTACAGGCTCCGGTGATACTGTCTCAGTCTCAAAGATTAATCCGGGTGAGACGGCTTTAATGGACACGGACGGCGTACATGCGTGGACGTGTCTTATGCGCGGGCGCACTAACTCGGATAACGAGACGGTAAACGGAAACTGTGCAGTTAATGGCAATGAGACGGTAGCGGGAACACTTGGCGTTGCGGGAGCGACTACGTTAGGCGTACGCCCTACCTTTGCCGGTAATACCCCGTGGGATAGCGGGAACCTCGTAGGCCCTGCAACCTTAGCTGGGACGCAGACGTTTACCGGAGCTAAGACGTTTTCTTCCCGCCCCACGTGGGCTGGCGCGACTCCTTATGACACTGTAAACCTTAATCCCGTTGCGGTACAGGTAGGACATACCATGGCCCTTTCATGGTCCGCCTTTAGTACAGTCTCGCTAAATGTGGACGGCACGTTTATTGGTTCCCTCGTAGTGGGCGGGGGTAATCAACACCGGGTTACTTGGACGGGCACTGCCTTAAGCTACGCCGTGGACGGGACTACGGTTGGTACTCTCGCCTTTACGTCTGACTATCGGGTTAAGCAGGTAGTCTCCAGGATTTCGGGAAGTCTTGACAGGGTTATGCAGTTACAGCCCACTACGTACAAATTTAAATCGGTAGGAATCTTTCAAGAAAGCGACAGAGAAAATTCTGGATTTATCGCGCATGAGGTACAGGCTGTTATCCCTAGCGCTGTAGAAGGTGTTAAGGATGCAGTAGACGCAGAGGGAAATCCTCAGTTTCAGTCATTAAACCCGCTCCCGCTTATCGCTGAATTAACTGCAGCCCTGCAGGAATCCTACACGGCACTACTCGCACTTAAAGATAGGGTATCGGTACTTGAGTCTACGTCCGCATGACTATCACAGCAGATATCCAGACGCTAGAACCCGGCGCACTTATTGAGTTATACGAACTAGACTGTACGGCAATGGGCGGAGACGTTCTCAGGTTCCACGCGCATTTGCAGTCTGGGGATATTCTCTGGCAGGGTGTGGAGTATTCCCCATGGCCTATTCAGGCTGCAGGCTTCGAGCGCACAGGGGATGCTAGCCAGCCCGCCCCAACCGTCACCGTGGCTAACGTAGATGGAAGTATCTCCGCGTTGTGTATCGCACTAGGCGACTTGTGCGGAGCTAAGGTTAAGCGACATAGAACGCTAGCTAAGTATCTAGACGAGCAGCCCGGTGCGGACCCTGCAGAGGAGATGCCCGTAGAGCTATGGTACGTTGAGCAGAAGACTAGCGAGACTAACCTTAACGTTGAGTTTACCCTGTCGTCCGCTCTGGACTTCTCAGGAACTCAGCTACCCTCACGGCAAGTAGTAGCGGGACTCTGCCAGTGGGCATACAAGGGATTGGAATGCGGCTGGTCTGGTATCACGTTCTTTGACAAGAATAACAATCCTACCGGCGATCCTGCACTAGACGCATGCGGTAAGCGCCTCTCTAGCTGCAAGGTCCGCTTTGGCGCGACTAATCCCCTCCCCTTCGGCGGCTTCCCCAGTGCGGGAACCGCTGGCACACTCTAAAGGAAATCTATGGACAGCACGCTAAAGGCTGCTATCGCTTCACATGCTTTGCAGTGCTATCCAAACGAGTGCTGTGGGGTTGCGGTTGGTGGGGTGTACCTGCCATGCCGGAACGTATCGGAAAGCCCGCTTACGCACTTCTCGATTGACCCAGAAGACTACGCGGATGCAGAGGACACGGGGATGATTGAAGCCGTAGTGCACTCCCACCCAGGAGGATTAGCAAAGCCCAGCCAAGCGGACCTAACAGTATGCGAGGAGTTAGGCGTACCTATGTGGATAATTGTATCCCTTGGGGCACAACTTGACGGCTCTATTGGTATTGAGGATTGGTGCGAGTTTGGCCCTAGCGGCTTCGAAGCGCCGCTAATCGGTTGTGAGTTTTCACATGGAACTAACGATTGCTTTGGCCTGGTGCGCCGGTACTACTGGCAAACATACGGCGTAGTGCTCCCTGACTTTCATAGGTCCGGCGAGTGGTGGAACGATGGGCACTCCAGCCTGTACACGGATAACTACGCCGCGTGCGGTGGGGTATCCCTGCCACTCGGTACGGAACTGCAGGAAGGGGACGTTCTGCTTATGAAGATTCGCAGCCGGAACAATACTCCTAATCACGCCGCTGTCTACGTTGGCAATGATTCAATCATCCACCACGTTTGGGGCCAGCTATCTAGAAAGGATAGCCTGCCACGCTACCGCGATTACGTTACTCACATCCTACGGTATAAGGACAAACAATGATCGAGAAAGTCCGAACTATCAGACTTTACGGAAAATTGGGCGCTAAGTTTGGTCGCGTGCATAGGTTTGTGGTTAGGTCTCCGCGTGAGGCTATGCGCGCACTAGCCGTTATGATTCCCGGATTTGAGCGTGAGTTAATGACTAGCAAGGATCGCGGAATTAAGTACGCCGTCTTTGTTGGCAAGCGGAACATTACGGAGCGCGAACTAGAGTATCCCAGCGGTAACGATGATATTCGTGTTGCTCCTATTCCGGTAGGGGCGAAGAACGGCGGCATCCTTAGCGTTATCGCAGGGGTTGTGCTTATTATCGCTGGCGTGGTTACTTCGTACTTCGGTGGCGCGGGAACTCCCCTTATCAGCCTTGGTGTTTCTATGGTCTTCGGTGGTGTTGCACAGATGCTCTCTGCGCACGCTGCGGCATCCAACGGTAACAGTAATAGCGCTGCAACAAAGACATCCTATTACTTCAGTGGTGCAGAGAACACGGCGTACCAAGGTGGGCCAGTACCACTGCTGTACGGTCGTATGCGTGTAGGTAGTACTGTAATTTCAGAAGGTATCCTCGCAACGGATACTTAATCCATTAAAGCGAGGGAGCATGAGAAAAATTGTACAAGGTGCGGGCACCGGTTCGGAAAGTGGATCAACCCATACGCCTACACAGGCAGACGACACGCTAAGCAGTACGGCATACGCGCAGATTATGGATTTGATTTCAGAGGGTCCAATTTTCGGTCCTGCTGACGATAGCTTTAGTACTGCACGGTCTACCTACTTTGACAATACGCCGATCCAGAATGCGGACGGTTCTAACAACTTCAATATCAGTTCCCTAGATATCCGTCTTGGGTACATAGACCAGACGTATATAGCGGGCTTTGATAGCACGGCTAATACAACGTCCGTGGGTGTAGAGCTTAAGCAAGTAACGCCTTGGGTGCAGACGTTTGACGATCTAACCATTAACGCGGTTCGTGTTACGCTGGGTGTGCAGAGTTTGCAGCAGACTAACCCTAGCACTGGTGACGTGACTGGTTACCTTGTAGCGTATCAGATTCAGCTATCAGTAGATGGCGGCGCATTTACTGTCGTAGTAGATACCTCGTTTAACGGTAAGGCGTCCTCCGCCTACAACCGCTCGCATCGTATTGAGCTTAACGGTGCTACGTCAACTTACACTATTCGCGTCGTTAGAACTACCGCTGATACTACTGACTCGTTCATTCAGGATACTACGTCAGTGGTTAGCTACACGGAACTCACGGACGGGAAACTTAGGTATCCTCTTAGTGCGGTGGTTGCAGTATCTTTGGACGCTGCGCAGTTCTCTAGCGTCCCTACCCGCTCGTATGACATGAAGGGACTGTTAATCAAGTTCCCTTCTAATTACAACCCGGATACGCGTGTGTACGCGGGTACGTGGGATGGTACTTTCGTAACGGGGTGGACGGATAACCCCGCGTGGATTTTCTATGACCTCGTACTTAACAACCGGTACGGACTAGGCGCTAAGGTCGATGCAACAATGATTGACCGCTTTTCCTTGTACCAGATTGCTCAGTACTGCGATGTAATGGTATCGGACGGACAGGGCGGCTTAGAGCCTCGCTTTACGTGTAACTGCTATATCCAGTCCCGCACGGATGCGTACAAGGTGCTGCAGGATTTGGCTAGTGTGTTCCGTGGTATGGCTTATTGGGCTGCAGGTGCGGTTGTGGCCACCTCCGATATGCCTACCGATCCTGTATATGTGTACACGGCGGCTAACGTTATACAAGGCCAGTTCAAGTACGTAGGTAGCTCGCTCAAGACGCGCTACACAGTCGCTCTGGTTACGTGGAATGATCCTGCTAACGCTTACAAGTCCGCAGTAGAGTATGTGGAAGACGCGGACGGCGTTGCACGCTACGGTATTAACAAGGCGGAGATTACGGCGTTTGGTTGTACCAGTCGCACACAAGCGCAGCGCGTAGGTACTTGGTCTATCCTCACGTCTCGCCTTGAAACTAACGGCGTAACGTTTAGCGTAGGGCTTGACGGAACACTAGCACAGCCCGGACAGATTATTGCAGTAGCGGACCCAGCAAGAGCGGGCCGTAGGCTTGGCGGGCGTATCCATGCTGTCTCCGGTACGAATCAGGTTACGGTGGATAAGCTCATGGCGCAAGCGGCCATTGGCGATACCTTTACTGTGGTGTCTCCTTCGGGAGTTACTGAGTCGTCTACTATCTCCGGCATCTCCGGTAACACGGTTAATGTAAATCCTCCGCTAGCCGCACAGCCCGTAGTGAATTCGGTCTACATGATCGAGAGTACTACGGTCGAGTCTCAGTTATTCCGTGTAAATAGCGTGGCAGAGAAAGACGGTATTACTTTTGAGATTAACGCTCTGCAGTATGAGCCGGGTAAGTACGCTGCTATCGATAGTGGTGCGGCTGTGGATGTACGGCCTATTACTGGCCTTCCGCTCAATACGCAAGCTCCGCCTACTAGCGTGGCCGTGTCGCAGTACGTGGTTACGGACCAGGGCATCGCTAAAACTAACATGACGGTCTCATGGGTAGCCGCTCCGGCTGCTGTGGCTTACGTTGTGCAGTGGCGAAAGGATAGCGGGGATTGGGTAGACGGTGGGCGTACTGGTGGAACATCTCTGGACGTACACAATATCTACTCGGGCAAGTACATAGCACGTGTACGGGCAATCAATAGCCTTGACGTTAGCTCTGTGTACGCTACCTCGTCTGAGACTACCCTAGCGGGTAAGACAGGTGCGCCGCCTACAGTGGCAACACTCACAGCGAGTACAGATCAAGTTTTTGGTATCCGGGTTGATTGGACGTTCCCGCCTACGGCTGGCGATACTGCGTACACGGAGATTTACTACAGCCATACTAGCGACTTCACCACAGCAACACAGCTAGGACGCTACAGCTACCCTACCAGCACGACTAACCTTATTGGGTTGGTGGCTGGCTTTGATATGTACTTCTGGGCGCGCTTGGTGGATACCTCTGGCAACATCGGGGCATTCTTTCCTGCTATTACTGGAGCGGGTGTACACGGTATGTCCTCCTCAGACGCTACCGCGATTCTGGCTTACCTTACCGGGCAGATCACAGCTACTCAGTTATCCATTGAGCTAGCTACGCCTATTGCTGCTATACCCAGCATGCAAACGGCGATTACCGCCAACGCTACGGCAATCTCTACAGAGACTACACAGCGCATAGACGGGGACACAGCCCTATCAGATCGTATTGATATCGTTAGTGCTCAGGTAGTCATCCCGCCGGAAGCCGGAGACTCTACGGCGTTCGCGGGTGCTACTACGGTATTTGCGGGTATCTACACGGAGCAATCAGCACGTGCTGAAGCCGATTTGGCTTTGGCTTCTCAGGTTAATAACGTAAGCGCGCAAGTCAATACATATAGCAACGCGTATTTCGCTGCTGTCCAAGTGGAAACCACGGCGCGCATTAGTGCGGATGCTGCAACGGCATCGCAGCTTACTACTGTGCAGGCTTCTGTAGATTCTAACACTGCTGCGGTAGCAACTAACGCAGCATCGTTTGCGGACATTAACGGACGGGTGTCGGCCTCGTATCAGATTAAGACGCAGGTAACTACGGGCGGACGCACCTTCATTGCTGGTATTGGCGTTGGTGTAGATAATAATAGTGGCACGGTTGAGTCTCAGGTTCTGGTGACTGCGGATCGTTTTGCAGTATTGGAGACTACGGGTAGTGGTACGTTTGCACCGTTCGTTATTCAGGGCGGACAGGCGTTCATTAACTCCGCGTTTATTGGCACGGCGTATATCACAACGGCCAAGATTGCTGACGCTGCGATTACTACAGCAAAGATTGGGGCTGCACAGGTTGGCACTGCGCAAATTGCGGATGCGCAAATTACTACTGCAAAAATCGTAGATGCTAATATCACCAACGCTAAGATTGGTACGGCGGCTGTCCAGACGGCTAATATCGCTGACGCTAACATTACTAGTGCAAAGATTGCTAATGCAAACATTCTTAACGCGCATATTGGCAACGCACAGGTTGATACTCTGAAGATTGGAGCTAACGCCGTAACCACGTCTGCTAGTTACTCCTTTGGTAGTACACCGGGCTCACAGAATTACGTGGGTCGTGGAGGTACGGCTATCGTGTTGGCGGCTGGTGCGCCAGGTCAGGTAGGGCTGGTACAGTTCACTGTTAATGGTGTAACCCTGTCATCTACTAATAGCGCCACGGCGTTTGCTACTATCGCAATGCCAAACGGTAACGTATCCGTTTCTAATACCCAAGCGGGTAGTGTGTCTATTCTGGAGGCGGTACGGTGATTACACTTTTTATTTATAACAAAGCAGACGGGCTAATCATGACCGCTATCACAGGGTCAACGTTAGCCATTGGGGACCAGCCCACACTAGATACACAGGATATCGTGTATGGGGTGGGTGGTCGTCCGGGACAGTATTACAACGTAGAAACGGGAATCGTGCAGGACACGGCTCCTGAGACGCAGCAATAAAAAGAAGCCTATACCGTGACAGGTCGGTATAGGCCCTAAAAGTTGCTCTTGCTTACCTGATTATTTTGAGCTAGCCACCCGGACCCAGCTAGGCCACTCAGCCGGAGCACTCCGTACGCTGCGTGCTTGCGGGTACTTGGCGGCTTCCTCTGCGACCTTTGCAGGGCTAGCCGTCTGCCAGCCGGGAAAGAATCCCAGGTCTGACGCTGCCCCAGCACCGTTAGCACCTTCTGCGCCGCCGTGGGCTTGTCCTGCTGTACCGCGCCCGTCTGCGAATGCGGAAGCTGCTGCAAGGGAGAGAATCAGGGTAAACATCAGTTTGGTTTTCATGGTCAATCCTCAGTAGTGGTTTCGTATCAATAATACATTTAACGGCGGAGTCAGGATAAACCTTTAGCTCCTGGTTCGCTTCCTGATGTACCCATAGTAGCTATCTTTCCTCATTCTGTCCAGGACTATTTACAGTCCCGCACATAAATTATCTGTATCAGTAAGCCCTAACTCATAGGGCATCTTTAGGAGTCCTATGGGCCTTTTCACACAAGCTGCGGACGCGGCTGAAGCAGCAAGCGGCGCTAAGGTTGTAACCAGCGTTGCGGGTGCGGCCTACGGGCTAGCAGGTTTGCCTCTGGGAACCGTTGTATCTATCGCGACATTGCTCCTCACCTTGTTCTATATCTGGGGCGCACTTCCCCGCGTCTACCGTACAGCCGTAGCTCTTAAGCGCGGTCTCGTTAATAAGGATTGGTCCCTGTGGCAAAAGCTAGGCGACCAGCCCACACCCACTAAGGACGATTAATGTTCGCTACCTTAACGGAAAAGATTCTAGTTGCTGCTCTGGGCTTCGCTATGTTGGCGGGAGCGGCTACGGCGTTGTACGCGGGCTATGAGCACATGCAAGCTCAGAAGGCACAGATTACCCAGCTACAGGCGGAGAACGCCCAAGAGAAAGCTAACACTGCTGCTGCGTTGGTTGCGGCTAGTGCGGTAGCTGCTGCACTCGATACCAAGGCCACGGTAGCCGCTACGGCAACTAAGGCATATGCAGCCAGCACAGCACAGCTAGCCTCTGCAGTTACGGCTAACAAAGTGGTAGCTAGTACGGTTGTGCCGGAGGATGTATGGACGGCTATCTACGGGAGCAACGCTAATGCGAAATAGTCTAGTTATCCTGGCGTTGCTGGTAGCTACCGCATGTATGTCGGGATGCGCTAGCCTTAAGCCGGTCCCGGTTGTACAGGTGCTAACGCCTCCAGACGGCTTGCTACAAGACTGCGTACACGCCCCGCGCCCTACCGGGAACACAATGGCGGACCTTGCTCAAGCTGTTATCAATGAACGTGGTGTAACGGAGGCGTGTGATTGGTCGGATAAAGCTGCTCTGCGTGCGTGGAAAGCTACGGTAACGCCTAAGTAATGCGCTCGACCTACGTAGTCCAACCTTACGGTATGCGGGTAGTCTTCACCAACACCGTAAAGGAGTTTCATGCGCTGCGGCACTCAAAGGTAGACTTCAGGAACACTGCAGGCGGGTTTGACGCAGGCAAGCGGGTAGATGGCGTTATCGGTGTGTTTGACGGGAGTATCTTATCCTTGGTGCATGAGGCTGTGCACGCGGGTTCGTACATCCTGAAGACATGCGGGATTGATCCTCAGTCTAACGAGGCGGAACCTCTGGCCTATCTGGTAGATCACCTTGTAGCAGTCGGACGGAAGCGTCTTAACCTCCGCTAGACTGTCACACAAAGGCTTCCCACAAGGCGTACTTCTGTATCCGTAAGTGATTGATTTTACACGGTATTAACACTACTACGAATAGAGATTGTACACAGCGGAAAGCGCCTGTATCATAGAACCCAAGCCAGATAAGGCCTACAGACAGGAAATACATCCTGCGTCTGTCACACAGGGTACAGGTGCTCTATGAGCGAACATCTCGTTAGACGCGGTGCGCGGTATTACTACAGGCGTAGGGTTCCTACTGACTTAGTACCGTTCCTTGAAGGTAAGAAGGAAATCCAGAGGGCACTAAATACCAGCGACCCTAAAGAGGCTGCTGTGCTGGCCCGCAAGGTGGCTGTGCAGATAGATGAATTATTTGCCGTCACTCGCACACGGGAACGCGTACAAGTGGCTAGCGGAGGTAAGCAGGGTCTAGAAGGGATGCATGAGGATGAACACGGAGACCCTGACGATAACGAGCTACGGGACGACATAGAGGCAACCAGAACAGAAGCCGCCCTAGCTCATTTCATGTCGGGTATTGACAGCACTATCCGGGACGTGCTAGCGGGAATCGCGTATAGCCCCGTGGTGCCTCTCGTTACTGAAGTGGCTACCCATGCACCAGCCGTAAGCGTCCGAGACGCTGTAGGGCTAGCGGAGGCCTTGCGTAAGTGGGAAACGGACAGAAGTCCTGGCGGCTCCATCATTGCAACCGCGCATAACGTGGTTCATAGATTCTGGGAAGTGTGCGGAAAGTTGCCTCTGCGTAAGATACAGCGGGAGCATATCGTACAGTTTCAGACCGCACTTAAAGCAGACGGAAAGCAGCCGGGTACGATTAAGAATTACCTAGCCATAATGAGTGCTGTGCTAGGCGTAACGGTAAATGAGGGCTGGATTAAGTCTAACCCGGTTACTGGCGTTAAGACTTCGGGACAGAAAAGCGCTAAGACTGCTCGCTTACCTTTTACGGTTGACGAGATAAATAAGATATTCGGGAGTTTGCCCAAGAGTGGGGCTAAATACTGGCTGCCTGTAATCGGGCTATATACCGGATTAAGGTTAGAGGAGATTGGGCAGTTAGCGCCCGGAGATGTAGTGCAGGAGAGTTACCGGGATGTTGCTGGTAAGGAGCACAAGGTACACGTTATCTATGCCACGGAGGAAGGTGAGGGAAAGAGCCTAAAGACAGCATCTAGCCGTAGGCGTGTTCCGGTACACAGGACTCTGATAGAGATGGGGTTTATAGATTACGCACGCAGCCAGAAAGGTACGCAGTTATTCCCGGAGTTAAAGCCAGGTAAGAACGGGCGTAAGACGGCTAGCTTTAGTTCTAGATTCTCCGCGTTTAAGAGGGGACTAGGTATAACGGACGATCGTAAGACTTTTCATAGTCTTCGTCACGCATTCAAGGATTACATGCGTGAGGCAGGTGTGGCGGAGGAAGTTAGCGATGCAATATCTGGCCACTCTAGCGGCAGCGTATCCCGTAACTACGGGGGCGGATATTTCCCGCTTAGGCCGTTAGTGGAAGCGATTGAGCGTTACGAGGTTCACGGGGTTATTGTGCCCGGAGGACATCCACGTCAGCCTTAACGTAATCCTCCGCCGCGTCCTGCATGCGGCTCAAGCAATCGTCACTGTGCGTCTTCCTGCAGCCCGCTGCTACATCATTGAAATCCCGCTTCCTGTCATTACGGACAGTCACAGACCAGTACAGTGCGGACGCTTGCAACAAGTATGTAGCTTTGCTACGCGCAGCAGCATCTTCACAGCTATTCCGCATCCAAGGGAACTCGCCCATTACAGCACAGGATTTCATTTCGACAGCGTATCTTTCGTCTGCCTGCTGCTGATAGGCTGCGGCTACATCCGCCGGTAACGATTGCGCATGCACTCCGGCACATAGGGTAGTTAGGACCAAAGTTGCGAGTAGCTTAGACATTTCGAATCCTCAGTTATTCAATCGGCCAGTCTATCTTATCAGTATCCGGGTGCGGCTCGCTAGGCGTAGCCCGGTCTAGTATCAGCACCACTGAAACCACTACGCAGGCAAGTACAAGCATAGCGGCCAGTATCAGTAGGCTACCAAGCATAGTAATCCTCGTCTGACGTAGCAGCCTTGTTACGCGTCTCAGCATCGAAACACGGCTCGCACGACTTGAACGGTGCACCCTGCACGTACCGCAGCCTAACTCCCTCTGTCAACTTCTGGCAGTTACAGCAAAGTTCCTTAACCGTAACCACCAGCGGACGTGCTCTGAATTGATCGAGGTTCATTCTGCTGCATCCCAGCCGCGCAACCACTCCGCGCGCATAGCCTTGGATTGATACGGGCAGGATTCGCGGGAAGCCTTGCATACGCGAGCTTCGTAGCCAATCCAGAATGTGACGTGAAATTTAGCGGACATTTCGTACTCCTTAGTTGCTTGGGAGACTTTACAGAATCACTCTGTACTCGCCATCCCACTCCAGTTCCTCAAGATGCACCATTGCCGCACGGAACTGGTACGACAGAATCTTGTGATAGATACGGTTTCCGAAGTCATCCATACACCCTCCATTGATCGTTGTTCGCTTCCTTAACTACAGATTAGTTTCTCCGTCCCGCTGTGTCAAGGACTATTTGTAGTCCCGTACCATTTATTTAATAGGGCCAGCAATGCCAACAATCAACAAAGCTATCGTTGCTCGCCTCGTAGGCACGGTAGGACTAGCCGCCGCATTATTCACAGCAGGCTTCGAAGGGAACTCCAGCAAGGTCTATAGCGACACTGGCGGGGTTAAGACGGTCTGCGTAGGGCATGCCTACACGGGACCAGACGGGAAGCCTCTGAGGGTCGGGGATGCGTACTCAGACGATGTTTGCAGCTATCTACTAGGTGGGGATATTGCGGAAGCTCAGAAAGCCCTAGCGACTAGGGTTAAGGTTCCACTATCAGATGGAGAGAGACTGGCGTACACCGACTTTATATTTAATATGGGTGCGGGTGCGTTCGCTCGAAGCTCAATACTGCGTAAGCTGAATAAGGGTGATCGCAAGGGCGCGTGTGCGGCGCTGCTTCTATATGTAAAGGGTACGGTTAAAGGGAAGCTAGCTACGCTTCCCGGTTTGGTCACTAGGCGCAAGGCTGAACAGAAAGCTTGCTTGGGTTAGGAACGGTATCTCCTTCCCACTCTTTGCAATCGCAAGGGATATTTACGTGTTCGCCCCAAGGCATAACCCCGCCGCTATCCTGTTCCCCTGTACCCAGGCACTTAGGGCATTCGGTCCTGTACGCATACAATCTGTTACTCATGTTCTACTCCCGCTGACCAGCCGCCTCTAGCGTGCCACTTGCGGATAGCCTCCTGTAGCTCCGGCGTATCTTTAAGTAATCCTGACTTAGAGTAGGTAACGCGCTGCGGCTTCCTCTGCCTGCCTACCGGCGCTAGGTCAACCACAGCCACATGCGGGTTGTCATCCTGCACTACTACGCCCGTCCTCCAAGCATCCTTTCTTCCTGGCGATATCTCGTTAAACTGGCGTCCGTCAATTACGACAGACGCCCCTACGAGGCTTACCATGTTTCACCACGGAAGTAGAGGCTGGGGTTAGCAGCCTCTACGCTGCAAATTGCTGCTTCCAGGGAATCGGCTTGCACCGTGAAAGTGTGGTTGTAGTTACGGCCAAAGTTGCCGTATTGGGTAAAGACCAGTTGGAAAGTGTGCATTTTGTGGCTCCGTTGGGTTCGTGCTGCTGATGTATGTATAGTAGTCCTCAAGTTTCATTGTGTCAAGTATTATTTTGGGACAATTTTAGAACCACGCATACACACTATCCCGTACCGCGCTAAGGTCTAGGTCTCCGTACTCTGGCAGGCTAGGTAGCTTAGCCTTACCCCCTGCACTCAGCCCAGACGTTACGGCCTCCGTCCAGCCCCGCAATAGATCACCAGACATTAGCTCTACGAACTGCTCGCGGGTGCTGCGGAACACTTCCCCGCACTGTGCGAACGGTGCGCCAAAGCTATCGTGAATCATCCAAAAGGAACGTACGCCCTTAGCATGCAAATCATTAACGACCATAGCCATATGTGAAGCGTCCACGCCATGCACGAAGTTAGGTGCTACGCCTGCTCGCTGTCCTTTTTTGCTGAGTCTGTCCCCATTAATAATAAAGTCCCTCTGCTTGCGTTGTGCGTCTACTGACAGACGAGTTTCAATAACTACGGTTCTAGTCTCCCGTCTATCCTGCTCGACTTGCAAGCCTGCAGGAGTTACCCAGCGTAGCGGAATACCTTCCTCCGTCAGTACGTCGGACACAGCCTGTAGATAACTCATAGCCAGTAACATACCGGGCGCTACCTCTGCGAAGCACTCGTTAATACGTGCTGCTAACCACATGCACTCAGATTCAGGCGCACCCGTCTTAGCCTTTACCTGCTCTGCGAATGTGTACGCCCCCGCACTGTAGACCTTAGTCATACTAGGAGCTTTGAGTAGATCGCGGTCTAGGGTTTGCTCCGACCAATACGACAAGTGGGCTAGCTCGCCCTCGTCCGCAACGTCTACGCGGTTGTAGAGCCTCCGGGATAGTGCCGCAGCCATACGCCCGTAGTAGTCGTCCCCGCGTGGAGCGGGCACTAGATTAACCATCGTTCCGGCTGAATGGTCACGCGTCATACCCGCCAGCATTTGTACGCCACTGCAGCTACCATCTAGCGCACCAGCGAGGCGACTACGGAACCCGTCCCCCTCCTCAACCCATGCTGCCCATTCAAAGCAAGCGGCTAGAAACTGCCAAGGCTTATCCACGGCTACAGGAACCACCCTACCTCGCTTAATCTTCTGCAGCCCGAATCCGCCTATCAAGTGCCACGCACGGTTAGCCTCTGGGTCTGCGGCTATCTCTAAAATATCCGGGGTCATGCTTCTTGTCCACGCTGCCCGCCCCTCCGGTGTGCGCGTCCGGTACTCCCCGTCTACAATCTCCTTATCTGCTCCAGCCAGGTTACACAGGTGGATAGCCAGCCATTTAGCTCCCTCCTTCCCCAGCGGCGTACCGTCCGCAAACTCTAAGCAGCCTTTACATAGGTCCGCACCTTGTGGGCTGATTAGGCTGGTAGCCGGATACATACGGCCCCGCCAATCCAGATTCCAAGGAAAGTAGAACTCCTCAACATTCTGCAGTGAGCTAAAGGCGGAAATAGTCAGCGCGCTACGAATCGTCTTAGCCTTGCGTACAGCCTCCGCCTCGTCATGACGGGTTTCTAGATACCTACCCAGCACCAGCCTTCCAGAAAGCTCCTCCGCGTTAGCCTGCAGATTCCCAGCGATACCTAGCACGCGTTGATTTACCCGGAACGGTGTAGCCTGCAGGGCGTTCAGTGCGGAGACAATTGCAGCAGACCCGATAGACCGGGAGTTACCGCGTACTGCGGGGATGCCAGAGTGCAGGTAGCCGCCGTGTGTTGCCGTAGGTGTCCAAGGCACGGGAGGGACTAGCATAGGCCTACGTTCCGAGAAGTCCGCAGCCATGCTGCCGCCTAGTACTTCCTCAATGAACTTTTCAGCCAGTGAGTACGTGTTAGGTTTGCGTACGTGGCTGCACATGCGAGACTCGCCGGAGCGCTCCTCCAGCCATCCCGTAGACACCATGAAATGATCAAGCAGTAATAATGCGGCTCGCTCGTAGCCTAACTCCTTGTACTCCGGCTTACCACCAGTCAAATTACGCAGCCTGCCACCTAGCACGCCTGCTAACGTCTGTACGCTAAGCGGCCTATCTGGATCAGCCATACGGCCAATAACAGACACCATAGCATCCCACGTAGCGTTAGCCTGGTCCTCTACGGACAGAGTATTAACCGGGTTACTGCTGCCTCCGTAGTGCGCGATCTTGGAGACCTTGAGTTTAGTACGCTTACCCGTCTCCAGCGCTAACCTGAATGTATCTAACCCGTCCTGCAGAGCATCAATGTTCAAGTTAGCCGCGTGCTCGTATAGGCTATGCTCGCTGTCCACTCTGCGGCTAGACTCCGCCTCACGGCAAAGCTGCTTAAGTACTAACGTGCTGTATCCGTTTTCCTGCAGCCGTTCCACATGCTTACGGGCAAAGGGACGTACCGCAGGGATACTATCAATCTCTACTTTAGTTGCTGCTTCCCGCTGTGCTGCGTAAGATTGAATTGTCTGCATTGTCCCTTGTTAAATTAGCCCCACTGCTCAGCGATTCTATTCGCCCAGCCTACGAACTCTGCTGCGGATAGCGTTCCCTTAGCTCTATTGCATTGTGCGCAGCACGGCGCTACGTTATCCGGCACGTAACCTATACGGTTGTCAACTCTATCTATTCCGTTATACAGGAGTGGTGCGATAGTGTTCTTAGTAGATTTAATGTTACTCGGTTCAGTACCGCAGTAGACACAACTACGCTTTATAAGATCTTCTACCTGCTCTCTGGATAAACCCCATACATAGCCGCGTGCTTTAGCGTGTCTCTTATAGCCTAAAATAACTGCTGTAATTTCGCTTGCATTTCCGGGAAGTCTCGTAGCTGCTCTAGCCTCCCTAGACAGACAGCCGCAGCTTTTAGTATTTCCACTAACCAAAGACGCCCCATTGACTACCTTATCATTACCACACGTACATTTACACAGATAGTACTTACGGTGTCTAGCATCAGAGCGGGCTAAACTTAGAACGCTTAGTTTACCAAACGTTCTACCTACCAAACAGGTCAACCCCACTGCTCCGCAAAGGCTTGGGCAATGCCCGCGTAGGTTCTGCTCCGTTCCCGTTCTCTATCTGGCCCAGGTGAGGCGTTATGACATGCTGCTTCGATACGCGGAAAATCAGACTTCTTAGTTTTAGCTACCAGCTTTGGCAGGTTCTTTAGCCACAGACATGCACCCTTCGTATAAGGCTCTCCGAACATCCACGGCTGTACTACTTGCGTATAGCGTCCAATGCGGGACATAGCTAAGCCGTGCGGCTGCGAATTCTCTAGGCAGATGCGCTCAATAGGTGCGTTCATTAGAAGGTTAAAGAACTCCGCGCCCTCCTCAAAGTCTCGCATGCGGTTAGGGTACTGTGGATGCCTACGGCGTTGCTCTGCGGGAAGGTGCGTATCCTCCGGGTGGTACATCCAACGGATACCGGCCAATGTGTTAAACGTACAGTACGGGTGCGCTATCAGCATGTCCCAGCCCGCGTACAGTACGTCTCGTACGTCCCCTTGGTAGTGGTTTCCCGGTTGTTCAGTAGGGCGTAGGTCACAGGACATAACATCATGACCGCGTTTAGCGAACGCCTCCCGGACTCTCCCGGAATATTCGCAAGCCACCAATATGCGACTCATGCGTAGGCGAATTCAAAATAGTCTGCTTCCAACTCCTGCACCAACTTATGTAGCTCAATCTGCGGCAGATATTCCCTAGCCTCGTAGACCCTTTCCCGTGCGCGGCGTGTGTTTCCCGTCATCAACGCGATAGAGATAAGGTCATAGAATGCCCGGTATGCACCGATGTTGAGAACGTTAGATACGGCGCTCACGCTTTATCCGCAATGGTGTAATGCTTAGGGGCTTTGTCCGCGTGCTTATCTTGTATCTGCTTTACAAACGGGGTCATGCGCTCAATCAGCGCAGCGTACCCGCTGTTAAAATCTCTGTCGTCTACAAGCGTTCCTGCTGCTTCCGCGTCTACAATAATTGCGAGGCATGCGAGGGCATGGGCAAGGTCAGGCAGCCCCGAATCTGGATCACAGAGACGGCCAGAAAACCAACCATTAACGTGTCGTTTAAGCGCGTCATAGTAAATAGTTGCGCGTACCGGGGAGGCTCTATAGTTTCCGCGTCCGTACTTACCAGCACCGTCTAGCAATCCTAGCGCACCAAGAACCGTAGCCGTCTCAGGCCAAAGGTGCATGGGAATCTTTGAACTACCGATAGAGTCTTTTGGGTTCGGGTTCTTTACTTCGAATGCGCCGTTCTTTACGTACTTGTTAGGATCGTTCTTAATAACTACCTCAATTTTTCCCCGCATACTTCCTCCTCATTTTCGCAACCTTCATAGCGCGTCTCGCAGCGAACCGCTCCGCGTCAATCAATCCGTTTTCCTGCAGCACAATAAGAAAAGCCGCAACATCTGCGGCCTCGTCTGTCAGGTTCTTTAAGCCCCAATCTCCACGGGCTTTCTTCATTGCAGCTTGTGTGAATTCGGCTGCTTCCTCTGCTGCGTGGATCAGGAGCTTTATCATTAGTTGACTAGAAGGTTCTTACGTTGGTCTTTAGAGTTAGTCAGCAACCGTCCGCGACTCCACGCACCGCAACCCTGGCAGTGATAACGCGGGTACTGTCCGACTTGCGTACTACGGAACCCCTTACGGATAACGTGTGTGCTACCGCAGTTAGGGCATACCGGACCCTCTGCGGCTACAGTCGTGTAATTCGCTACGTTAGGGTGTCCTGTAATCCACGGACGGAGAAGAAGGTAGTACTCCTCCATAGCGATAACATCGGGGATGTTGTACGCCTTCATGGATGCCCATGCTTTAGGATTACCGGCAAGACACTCCTTCCACAGTTCGAAGCCTGGGAAGTCCGTATGCTTATCCTTCTTAGTCGTACACATCTTGTCCGTAAGGTATTCCAGCTTTGCCGAAGTCATAGCAAAGTTTTTACGCGTCTCAATAAGCGTATCGATAATCTTGTACGGAGACGGGGGCGGGAATCCATGCAGGAACATGCGCGCCTGAATCTTCTTTGAGTCGAACCGCTTACCATTATGAGCAATGATAATGTCCGCCTCGTCAAGCAGCTTCCACAGACCCTTAACCAGGTGCTTATCGTCCAGCTTGTTACGACGATTAGAGCTATCTTTGTAGATAATCTCTGAGGAGTCCAGCCATTTAGCGCAGTAACTAAGGATTGCCCACTCGGCATTAATCTGATTCAAAGACACGTTTTGCTGCCACAGTGACCATACATAGCCGCTAATCGGGGCCGTCTCAATATCGATGCTCAGGATACGCGGGTAAGTTTTCTTCATTGTGCGGCCTTAGTAGCGGCTCGCTTCGCACGCGCGGCCTTGTTACGTTTAAGCCGTGCGGCCTCTTTCTTCTCGTCTGGAGTCTTGTACGTGTGGTGAATCAGATAAGTTGGGTTACGCTCGTACAGTTCTATGTACGCCGCGCACATACGTAGCGTTGCGGGTACACTAAGATGCTTACCCATTGCCCTCGCTGCGTTCTCAATCTTACCAAGTCTCGAATTAACCCAGCTAGGTAGCGTGCCTCTATGCATCCCTGTCTTGTGGCAGTGATCGGCTACTTTGTCGTCTCCTAGGTGATACCCAGTAATCGGACATTTACCGCCCTGCTGTTCAGCCTGAATCTCTCTAAGTTCGGGAAGCTCAGACTGTTTGATTTTTACGAGACCCAACGCTTAAGCCTCTCCGTCTGGTATGCAGTTAAGTTCATTCAGTTCCTTAGTTACGCGCTGCTCCAGCCGCTCTAATGCGCGTTTAATGTGGGGGCAATCCGGGAAGGCTTCTGCTACGTTGGCAATACTGGCTTGTGCGTCAGTACGCAGCCACAGGAGGGCCGCTTGTTCGGCTAGGGCGTCAGGCCAGAGGGAACCGTAAAAGTCCGCGTAGGCCGTTTGTACGTGGTCATAGGCTTGCTCCGCTCCGGTAGCACTGGCGAGGTATTTGGAAGCGGTAGCGTCACCACACTGTTTACCAAATAGTTTCGGTAGACCCGGAATATTGTCCGCTGTGTCCCCTTGTAGTAGCTGTAGATATAGCCATTTTCGTCCATACTGCAGGCCATCAACTCCCAATACATCGTACTCTCCGGGTTGTACTTCCGTTAGCTCGTAAGTCATCCAATTAATATGCAAACCCGGAAGCATGCGCATATCTTTATCGCGTGTGGAGATAGCTACCCGTGCCTGGTTAGCGCAATACGCCATACCGTCATCAGCTTCACGGGTCATCCACAGCTTAGGCTTAAAGTTCGGCCCCTCGTAATGCTCCAGCACGTTACGCAGATACGCCCAGTTCTTAGGCTTACGCCCTGTACGCTGCCCTTGGTACGCCTTTACGGTCGCAATGAGGTATCGATTAGCCTTCGTGCACGCTGCGGAGGATAGATGGACAATCACGGACTCAGAACCAGTAAGCCGCCTCGTCTGCTCTATCCTGTCCATAGCGTTGCGCCTGGCCTTACCCGGCTCGCAGTCATCGTTACCGGCGCAGTAGTACGCCATGTAATCGCCGTCCATATGCAGGACTAAGCCGGGTTCGACAGCCGGGAATGTACCCGGCCCAAACTGTGGAGACTCTGCAGCGGCAGCGGCTATCTTTGCTCTTAGTGCTTCTAGCATTAGTCAAAGATTACGTACAGAAACCCATACAGCCACACGGCAAACGCAACCATCAGGAAGGCTACGAACACCTTAGGTGCAAGTACTCCCAGAGTAAATAGCGCGATAGCGCCAGCCAGCGTAGCAACTACCTTAAGGTGCGTGTTCATTTAAATCCCGCTCAGAGGATCGCTACCAGCCTCTCCAGCGGCCCCGCCACTCTCCGGCGTCTCTGCATCGGGCAAATCAGCCTCAACGCCACCAGAGGCCACTACAGCGGCCAGCGGGTGTGCTGCCCAGTTCTTAGCCTGCATGATCTTCTGCTGAATCACATTCTTACTGCGTGCAGGGGCGATTACCTTGTCGCCTTCCTTACGCTCCGCGTACTCGCCTGCAATGTGGATGCTGTCCCACATTTCCTTATCAGCAATGTCCCACAAGAACGCCTTAAGCTCAGTGAGAGCGGGTGCAACTTCGATAAGCACGTGCTTACCCGTAAGCGGGTCTTGTACCGTAGTGCCCTTAATGTTGTAGCCGTCTCCAACCGGGACGGTGTCTTTAGCTCCCTTAAGGTTGGCGTAAATCTTCTTACCGTCCTTACTTTTCTTATGGAACACTTCAACAATGAACGCCCCTCCAAGCAACTCCGCCATGTGCGTAGCTTTGCCAGCGTAGTTCATTGCAGCGAACAACTTAAAGAAGTTAGCCTTGTCGCTAAGGCTAAGCGTCTCCTGCACCGTGATACGAATAGGAACAAGCGTACCGTCATCCAGCTTACGCGGTTCGTGATTAGGGCCGCTCAATTCAAATACCAAATCAACCTTAGCGCGGTCCCGCTTCTTACCCTCGTACTCCTCCTCGTGCATACCCATTTCGAAGTAACCAACAAGTCGCGCACGGGCCAAGCCAACGGCAGGAGGCGTATAGTCTCCACCGCCTGCCTGTGCTTCCGTCATGTTCGGGCCAGTCTTCTTTGCTTCTGCAATCTTTGCTTTAAGGTCAAGCGCCATGTATCGTAATCCTAAGT